GTACAATTGGGTGGAATGCACGGCCTTAACAACTAAAATTAAATAAAGAAAAACCATGGCAAAATTAAAACCTATCGGTAGTGAAAAATTAGAAGGTACCGAGAAATTAAAAAGAATTATGGAAATCGCCACTTACAGAATGCCATCAAACGGCCTTTCTGAAAGTACTTCAGATTATTCTATAAACTTAGCGGACGGTATGAACTATCACATCGTTAAAGAAAAAATGGGTTATATTATCAAAAGAGGACTTAATGAGTCTACTTTGGATTATATCGAGCCAATGAAAAACAGAAAGTATTATTCTTCATATTCACAAGCACTCAAAAAATTAAATTTGATTGTTAAAGAAACTAATGAATTGAATGGTGAAACTGAAGAAGTAAAACTTTTTGGTGAACAAAAAAAGTTTGTTCTAAAAACACCAACCCCACCAGCACCTGAAGTTGCAGAACCAGCGGTTCCCGCAGTACCTGCGGCTCTTCCTGAGCCCGAACTTCCAATGGATGACATGGGTATGGAAGATATGGATATTGACACCGAAGTGGATATGGAACTACCATCAGATGAACCAATGAGTGGTGTTGAAGATATGGAAGAAAAAGTATCCTTCAAGGTGATTCAAAAATTGACAGGAAAACTTACTCAGAAAATGAGAGCGTTAGAGGACCAAGAGGGTATGACCTCTGAAGACATCAAATATGTTATCAATATGGTATTGTCCGCAGTTGACCTTAATAAATTGGAACCTGAAGATATGGAAGACATCGTTTCTAAGTTTGAAGACATGGAAGCTGATGTTGATATGGACATGGACACCGATATGGGTGAACCCGAAATGGATTTGGATATTGATTCGGAAGTTTCTATGGAAGAACCAATGGAAGGAATGGGTTCTGAGGATTATGATTTTCATTCCGTAAAAGAGAGTAAAATCGACAAGGTTTTGAGTAAGTACTTTGAAGTAACAGATTCAGAAGTTGAATTGTCAAAGAGATTATTCGAAGAAAGACAAGTTGAAACGAAAAAAAGAATCAACTCGACTGTAACTAAAATTGAAAATCTATCTGAAACAATCGAACAAGAATTAGCTGGTAAGAAATTTTTAGAGGAGAATGTAGATTTTGAGTTTGTTGGAAGAACTAACAAGAAAAATTTGGTATTCGAAAGTAAAAATAAACAAGTTAGAATTTCTGTTGAAGGGATTGTTTTATGAGGTATCTAACTTATATCAATGGACTAGGTCCTGATTATAAGGGAAATAATCTCTACGAATTTATCTTTTCAGAAAATTTGGACGTTTGGGGTACATCATGGGAGGCATCTCCATCAAGTGGTTACCCCACACCTCCCGATTTGGAGTTTATAAAAAAAGTTGGAGTACTTAGAAATTCTGAAATGAAATTGGAATTGGTACAAAACTCAGACTATTTCAATATGTCCGATGCCATGGACGGTGTGATTGCTTTAGGTTGGGAAATAGAAGACTTTGAAGAAAACAAAAGATTGGTGTTCAAGTTTGGTGAAGAAGAAGATTCAGTAAAAAATAAATTATACGAAAAGGACTTAATTTTGGAGTTCGAAAAAAACGTTGTCTATGAAAACTAAAGATAAGATTATCAAATTAGTTGAAATGGGTCTTTCTTCAGAGACCGTGGTAAAACTTAATGAAACACAAATTGATACTTTACTTGCTAAATTATCTTTACTTGAACAAGGTGCTGTGATGATTTCCGCAGAAAAGGCAACTCAGGACCCTGGTAAGTTGAAAGATTTAACTTCTCGAGGAATCAACGTTCGCATAGAAGGGGAAGTTTCTGAGGATGATGTAGAAGTAACTGGTTCTGCTATGGGTGGTGCAACCACACAAGCACCTCATCAAATTATGGCACCCGATGGTATGTCTGACGACAGTGATTCTGAAATTGACAAATATGAAGACATGACCGAATCAGAGGATGAAAATAATCCTTGGGCAATATGTCACGCACAGTTGGGACCAAAAAAGAATGCCAAGTTCGAAAGATGTGTAAGACAGGTCAAGAAAAGTTTAAAAGAGGGAAAATCCCCAATGGATTTTTTTATTGAAGAAGAAGTTGTATCTTTGGTTGAAAATTATTTGGAACCAAAAATGACTAAATCTGAAATTTTAAATATGGTTGCCGAACAAGGTGTTATTCGCCGTTCGGTTTACAAACCTAAATCCAAGAGGGGTAAAAGTATCAAAATGAGCCGACCTATTGGTGATTTGGGTATGTTACAATCGATGGGTGAAGCAGAAACTGAAACCGCCCCAACCAAACCAACGACAAAACCTGATACGAAACCACGTACTCGTCCTGCACATCCAGGAAAAAAACCTTTCGAAGGACCTAATCCAGCCCCAAAAGCAACCAAAAAGGAAATTGAGTCCGCAAAAAAAGATGTTATGAAATTAATTCAAGATATTCTTCGTGATGGCAAAAAGTAAAAAAATATCAGAACAAATAGATTACGGAGATTATCCTGAACGAATGGACCCAAGTCTCGAGAGAAAACTTCGAGACCCTGAAAGTCCTTATGCCAAAAACCCCGCACTACCAAGAGGAAGTGAGGATGTACAACGTTTAGTAACTAATCGTTTCAAACAAGTTGTTGACAAAGTCCGTCAAGTCACTGGTCGGGAAAGTATCAATTCACCTATGTTGGGACGTATGTTGGTTTCAGAAATGTACCAAAAAGTTCCGATGGTAATGCAAATTGAGTCTCGTCATAAGGACGCTCTTGAACAATTGGCAATTGAAGCGTCTTTGGAAGATTCACAAGTACCCTCTGAATGGTTTATTATTGAGGCGTACCTTAATCGTGAACCCATTGATGTGAGTAATTTTAGATACGAAGCCGAGGAACTTGAGGAAAAAAACGAGGAAGAGGCACAAAAAATTATGATTGATGCGGGTTTTGATATTGATGAAGTCACCCCTGAAGAAGCTCTTGAGTTAGAAAAACATAAGAGAAACATCATCAACGCAATTATTCAGGGTTCAGCTAAGAAAGGACATTTCCTATTTCAAAAGCCTGAGGTACGGGCTAAATTGGATGAGATTGACCCACGTCTATATCCGGCTTACTTAGAAATTATGTCTTTAAATGATTTCATGTATTTCACTATGGAACAACTTATCGACATGATGAGTCAGACGGGACAGGGTGTTGCGGGTAAAGTTGAACTTGATGATGCTGGTGACGATGGATTCGAAGACGAGGAAGATTCTTCACCCGACACCGTAATCAAAGCCTATGGTATGATGTTCCCAATTGTATGTCATGAAATAATCAAAGGTTTGGAAGAGGCTAAAGGAAGATATGGTTTGCCTGAAGACCCCTCAACGAGAGAAAAGGTTATGGGACAGACTGATACCCTTCCTATGGAATCATGGTCTCTTAGAATTGGTCCTCAAATCGTTGAGAAAATTAGATTCGCACTTCCCGATGAGATTTATGATGAGGAAAATAAAGGTCTTATGAACTGGTTCCAAATGGAACTGTATAAACTACCTGCCGAGGAATTTTTGACTATTATCGGAAACGCAATTTCAGAAGATACTGCGAAAATCGCTAAAGCGACCGATGAATTCCGTGAGTTAATCAAAACCGCAAAAAAGAACAAAGAAGATTACGAAGATTTTGATTCTGATGAGGATTCTGAGGATGACGGATTAGACTTCTTGGCAGGTTTGGGTATATCCCGTCCTGACTAAGACTTCATGACAAAAGAACAAGTTTTAATTGAGTATAAAAGGTGTATGAAAAGCACCCCTTATGCTCTAAAAACATATCTTCAAACTTACGATAATACAGTTTCCCGTTATGTTCCTTTAGAGTTATTTCAGGACCAAATACAATTGGTTGAGGATTACGAGCAATTCAATGAAAACATTGCGTTAAAGTATCGACAAGCGGGTGTTTCAACAGTTACTGCCGCTTGGGCGAGTAAAAGACTGGCCTTTGCTCGTAAAGAAAAACCAGAAAAAATTCTTATAATTGCCAACAAACTTGATACTTCTGTCGAATTTGCAAATAAAATTCGTGGATTTACCGAACAGTGGCCAAATTGGGTTGGTATTGGGTTTGCACCTGAGAAAAACTCGGCAAGACACTTTAAACTTTCAAATGGTTGTGAGGTAAAGGCCGTTGCAACTTCACGGGACGCACTTCGTGGATACACCCCCACTACACTTATCTTTGACGAGGCGGCCTTCATCGAGGCCGATAGTGATTTTTGGGCTGCTTGTATGGCATCTCTATCAACAGGTGGTAAAGTTGTTGTTATATCCACCCCCAACGGATTTGACCCAATTTATTATGAAATCTATGACCAAGCCCTTCGTGGGATGAATGATTTCAAAATAACTGAAATGTATTGGTATCGTGACCCACGTTATACCAAAGATTTATACATGGTCAAAACAAATGATTTGGTTCATTTTCTCTTGAACAAACATGAATACCCAAGTGATGCGGTAATTGACTTGTCAGGTGAAAACCATCGGGAAAGAAATTTAGAAGTGCTTCACAAATATATTGAAGATGGATACAAACCCTGTTCTTCTTGGTTTGAGAGTATGGTAAAAAAATTGAAGTACGACCGTCGTAAGGTTGCACAGGAATTGGAGTGTAACTTTTTGGGTTCGGGTGATAACGTATTTGATTCTCAAATGCTACAAGACATTCAAAAAAATGATGTTCGAGAACCAAGCGCTAAATTAGTCGGGGGTCAACTTTGGATTTGGAAAGAACCGGTCAATGGTCATAAGTATGTTATGGGGATTGACGTATCAAGAGGAGATTCAGAGGATTTTTCTTGTATTGAAATAATTGATTTTGATGAAAAAGAACAAGTCTTGGAATTTGTTGGGAAAATACCTCCCGATACATTAGCCGAAATTGCTTACAAATGGGGTATCATGTATAGTGCTCTTTGTGTTATTGATTTAACGGGGGGTATGGGAGTGGCCACCGCACGTAAGTTACAGGAAATGGGTTATGAAAATTTTTACTTTGATGGTGTTGACATGGCAAACAAATGGAAATATGACCCTCGAGTTAAAGAAAAAATTCCTGGTATTAACTTCAATAACAAACGGGTTCAAATTATTGCATCATTTGAAGAATCTATGAGACACGAATTCAAGGTTCGTTCAAGTAGATTAGTAAATGAAATGGGTACCTTTGTCTACATCAATGGTAGACCTGACCACCAAAAAGGTCATCACGACGATTGTATTATGTCCATAGCGATGGCTACTTATGTTGCTGAGGCTGCATTCCCCTCCTTAGTTAAAGTTGTTAATCACACCAAGGCAATGCTAGATTCTTGGTCGACAATCGTAACAGAAAATAAAGAAAAGTCAGAATACTTCAACCCTTCATTACCACAATTTAGTCAACCCGGAATGCCAAATTCAAGAACTTACGAGGCAACAAGAAATGATTATATGAAGTATGGTTGGTTATTTGGAAGGTAAAAGTATTTATAATAATCCATAAAGGATTAAGTTTGAGGTTATAATGGAAAATAAAAATTTTACGGTCTGGCAAAGGTTGACAAGGGCTCTCGGTCCTGATGCCTTAATGAACCAAGATTTTCCTGTCTACAAGTTAGATAAAAAAGAGTTACTCAGAACAACTGACAAGGCCGAATACGAAAGAGAGAAATTACAAGCCCGTCAATCTTTTTATTTAGCAAATCAATTTGCTAAGGTTGAAAACAACCTTTACACTCAAGCAATCTACTACGAACCAAACCGTTTGGCTTCGTACTATGATTACGAGTCAATGGAATACACTCCTGAAATATCAGCCGCGTTAGACATTTATGCCGAAGAATCTACCACACCTAATGAGGATGGTCAAATTCTACAAATTTACTCAGAATCAAAGAGAATCAAATCTGTTTTGGCAGATTTGTTTAACAACACTTTGGACATTAACACCAACTTACCGATGTGGACAAGAAACACTTGTAAGTATGGTGATAATTTTGTTTACATGAGATTGGACCCTGAAAAGGGTGTAATTGGATGTCAACAATTACCGAATATAGAAATCGAACGATTCGAACAAGGATTATCTACAAGAAACGCTTCAGTTGGTGTTCCTCAAAACAACACTGATGATAAGGGTTTAAGATTTACTTGGAAAACTCAAAATATGGAATTCCAACCATGGGAAGTTGCCCACTTTAGATTATTGGGTGACGATAGAAAACTTCCGTATGGTACTTCGATGTTGGAAAAATCTCGTCGTATTTGGAAACAACTTTTGTTGTCTGAGGATGCGATGTTAATATATCGTACCTCTCGTGCCCCTGAAAGAAGGATTTTCAAAGTTTATGTTGGAAACATGAACGATGATGATGTTGAGGCTTACGTACAACGTGTAGCCAATAAGTTCAAAAGGGAACAAATTGTTGATTCTAAAACCGGAAATGTAGACATGAGATTCAACCAAATGGCTGTGGACCAAGACTACTTTATTCCCGTAAGAGACCCAGCACAACCATCACCGATTGACACTCTTCCAGGTGCACAGAATCTTTCTGAAATTGCTGATATTGAGTACATTCAAAAGAAGTTGGTAACCGCTCTACGAATACCTAAAGCATTTTTAGGATTTGAGGAAGTTGTTGGCGATGGGAAAAGTTTAGCACTTCAAGATATTCGTTTTGCTCGTACTATCAACAGAATTCAAATGTCGATGGTTCAGGAGTTGAACAAGATTGCTATTGTTCACCTTTTCCTGTTGGGATTTGAAGAAGAGATTTCAAACTTTACTTTGGGACTTACGAATCCATCAACTCAAGCCGACCTTCTTAAGGTTGACATTTGGAAAGAAAAAGTTCTTCTTTACCGTGATTTGGTTAGTGACCCAGGAAATGGAATTCAACCAGCATCTTCGACATGGGCGAAAAAGCACATCTTCAACTGGTCCGATGATGAAATCAGAACAGACCTTCTTCAACAAAGAATGGAAAGAGCAATTGGTGAGGAACTTAAGAATACCCCAACTGTTATCTCTAAAACCGGATTGTTTGACCAACTTGATAAGTTGTACGGTAACAAACCAGGTGAAGGTGCACCTCAAGCACCTCCGGGAGAGGTTAGTGAACCTGCAGCCGCTGCGTTTGGTGGTGGAGGTGGTGGTTTCGAACCCGGTCCTGAACTCGGTGGTGAGTTAGGTGGTGAAGAACTTGGTGGTGGTGAAGCCGCACCTGAAACTCCCCCCGCTGGTGAGGCAGAAATCACTCCTGAATCAAAAGAAGGTAAGGATATGAATCTTTTAATTGAGACTGATTTATATGGTAGTAAATTCCTTAATTTGGGGGTTGCTCAACAAAGTTTGGGTAAAATCGGTGAAGAGTTAGACAAGTTGTTAAATTCCTAATATTTATTAGTGAATAATAATGACTCATGACCTTCGGACAAATTAAATCAATCATCGAAAAAAACTTGGTAGAATCCTACAAAGATTCATCAACTTTTAAACAAACCCTAAAAGAGTTCAAACATAATGTTTTGAAAAATAAATCTTTTTCTAAGATTTATTCAATATACGACGACCTTAATACACCACAAGGTTTGTCAGAAAACGATGCCAAAGAATTTTTAGAAGAATCTGTAAATGTAATTAGACATTTATTGGAATCTACTTCACTCCCAAACAACGGGGAAAAATCATCAAACATTTATCAAGATATTGATAATTTGGTGTACTTTGAGAACGTTAATATTCACGAGAGATTGTCATCAAAAAAGAGATTGATAAACAATCTTATGACTACCAAAAAAGGATTGACAGAAAGTCCTAAAATCCCCTTAAAATCGATGGTGTCAATTGCTAACCAAACCATTGGAAAATATGTGGACAGTTTGGACGAGTCAACTAAGAAAGAAGTATTCCATATTTTAGCAACGAAGAATGAAGATTTGGAAAATGAATTTGCGAATCTTAAAGAATCGGCAGTCAACAAATTGAAGGTTATCTTGTCAAAACAGGAAGAAGTTGATTTGAAAACCAAAATCACAGAAACAATCGAAAAGATTGAAAACGAAAAATTCGACCAAGTTAACTATGTTAAGTTGAAGAGATTAGAGGAGTCTATTCTTCTTGATTCTTGAATTTTTCTAAATAAGATGCTTTGATTTGTCGCATCCTTTTTTTGACAGATTTCTTTTGAAATTGCTTCAGAGAATTTAACTTCTGATTCTGTTTTGTTTTGATAACTTTCGACTTAAGCGTTTTTAACGCTTTTTCTATATTTTTATCTACTTGTACAATTAGCATATATTAGAAATATTTGGTTTATGTGGAAAAGTTTATTATGTTTTGAAAAAATAAACAGATTTCACTCTGAATATAAATGAAAAAAGGTAAGACGGTTAAACTCAACCAATATGAATCAATAAAGACACAATACGGTACGGTAGATTCAAAACAACTCAAATCACTCTACATAAACATACAAACATGGGTCTGTCCTAAAAAGGAGATGGAGAATTGGGAACGTGTAGTTGGTGGTATGTCACGTAACATCAAACACAGTGTATATGAAAGTATCAACAGAGAATTATTCGCAGAGAAATTCATCGTAGACTTAGACCTTAGAACAAGTGGTATCCAAGTAGAAAAAAAATCGTTCATGAACTTGGAAGTTAATTTATACACAAAAACAGAATTGGATTTCAAAGGTTCAATTCTGAAAGAGAACGTTAAAAAGATTATCCGTCAGATTTATAAGGATTGTGTTCTCAAAAACGATTATTTCACCTTTAGTTCCACCAAAGAGAAGGTAAAGACAAAAACAATCGAGTAACATTATATTTATTTGAAAAGAATATAATGAAAGATTTACACATTCTTGGTCCGAGAGATACGGGAAAAGGAATCCTTATCGAAATGGATGCGGGATATATTTCACCCAAAGACCCTATCAACGAATCATTTCTTAAAGAACAAAAGGATATGGATTACAGAAATCCATTCGAGTTCTATGCCGTTCTCCAAAAGTACGGAGTTCCTAACCGAAATGGTAGAGTTTACCCTGAAAAAATATTGAAAAGGGAAGCGGACAGATATAAGACAATTATTAAAAAAGGTCTTTCGACCTCAGAATTGAATCACCCCGAATCTTCATTGATTGATTTGGATAGAGTCGCTCACATTATAACCGACATATGGTGGGATGGTCACATCCTTATGGGGAAATTGAAACTCCTAACATCACCAGGTTTCCATGAAAGTGGTATTGTCTCAACAAAGGGAGATATCGCAGCTAACCTCATGAGACAAGGTGTAACCATGGGAGTATCATCACGTGGGGTGGGTTCACTTAAGAAGGTTGGAGAACAAAACGAGGTTCAAGATGACTTCGAACTTATCTGTTTTGACTTGGTATCCTCACCATCAACTCCAGGTGCGTACCTATTTAACACCCCTGAAGAGAGGTCTATGTACGAGGAAAACCTCGAAGAAGAAAGAAAACAAAAAATTTCTGACTCTGGAATGGGTAAGTCAGTTGATTTAATGAAAAAATTATCCGATTATTTAAATCGTTAATTTAATTGATTTATTATGGATGAGAAATTTTTCGTTGCTAAAGTGGTTTATGATTTGCCCGATGAGAATTCAGGTAGAATTAAAAAAATCCGAGAAGAGAAACTTGTTAATGGTTTCTCTGTAACTGATGTCGAGGCAAAGGTGACTAAGAAATATACGGGGTTCCAACACGAATGGCGTATTGTTTCAGTTGTTGAAAGCAAAATCGACGAGGTAATCGAATAATTCTAAAGGTGGTTTATCCACCTTTTTTTTTATCCGTTTGAATCCTTTTTCTTCAAGAGGGGGGATTTAGACGGATTTTTTTATTTTGGGAACTATTTATAAGGTAAATTAAAAACAATTTTTATGCAAGAAACTAAAAATTTAGTTGAAGAGGCACTTATTCAAATGAAAAATGTTGAAGAAGTCATTGCCGAAAACGCAAAAGGAATACTTGCTTCTACAATGAAGGAAGAAATCAGTCAGTTAGTAAAGGAATCTCTTTCTGAACAAGAAGATGATGAGGTTGAAGTTGATACTGAGCTAGACATGGTTTTTCCCATGGATAGTGATGTTGATAATATGGAAGATTCCGAGGATGAAATGGAAATGGATTTCGAGGATTCTGAAGAAACTATCGATATGACAGACATGTCTGATGATGAAGTTATCAAGGCTTTTAAAGCGATGGGACCTGAAGATGGTATTGTTGTGGTAAAAGACGAAGGTGAAGTTCACATCACCGACGAGAATGAAGATGTTGAATACATCGTAAAACTCGAAGAATCCGAAATGGAAGAAATGGATGAAATGGAAGAGATGGAAGAAATGGAAATGGACGAACAAGAAATGGAATTCGACGAACTTGATGTTGAAGAAGACCCTGACTTGGAGGCCGTTCTTGATGCTCTTTACTCATCATCTGAATCTATGGACGAAGAAGACGAAGTAATGTATGAGATAGAAATGGACGAGGAAGAAATGGACCTTACCAATGAAGACGAAGATTATGACCACTACCGTGATGCTGAAAAGGATGACGCGGCTCATATTCGTGACTTAGAATTGGATATGAAGGACGATAAACTTCACACAGAAGATTATGACCTCTCGGAAGCTAAAATGACTGTAAAACCAAAAGGCGTTGGAATGGGTCACCCTAAGTTTAAGTATGACAGTACTTTACCTAAAAAGGGATTTGATGACCACAAAAAGGCTGCACCCAAAGCGATGGGAACTGGTAAAGCAAAATTTGAGTTCAAAGAAGGTGAAATGGAAGAAGGCAAGGATAAAAACTGGGGTTCTAACAAACACGAGTACAAGCGTAAGAAAGTAGACGGTGTTGAAAAGAAATCTGGTGAAGGTAAAGATGGACACTATAAAGACTACGAAGGGAAATTCGGTGGTAATAAGGGTGACAAATCTAAGACACATCCTGGCAAGAAAGACTATGAAACCAAAGAAGAAGCAAAGGAAGCTGCTAGAACTTACGGTATGGGTTCGAAAGAAGGTAGAGGATTAAGAAAAGGTATCACTAATAACAGAAATTATGTTTATGGTGATAATGGTGTTAAAGTAGAGTCTGTTAATGTTGAATTAAAAGTTTTAAGAGAAAAGAATGAGGAATACAGGAAAGCTCTTAATGTTTTCAGAGAAAAACTCAACGAAGTTGCAGTTTTCAACTCGAATTTGGCGTACGCAACAAGATTGTTTACTGAACACTCCACTACTAAAAAAGAAAAAATAAATATCTTGAGAAGATTTGATTCGGTAGAGTCACTCAAAGAATCAAAGCAACTCTATAAAACTGTCAAGGAAGAACTTTCAAACACTGAAACTAAGAATATTTCTGAAAGTGTTGAAAGACAATTGAACACGACCAAAACGTCTGGTTCATCTACTACCTTGATTGAGTCTAAAACATATGAAAATCCTCAGTTCTTAAGAATTAAGGATTTAATGAATAAACTCTAAAAATAAAAATCCTAAAAAAAAACATTTAAAATGGGAGCATTATTAGAAAGTGGTCTTGTTGGTAACATCGGTCTTAAGCATCTTAAAGTTATCAAGGAAGATACAATCAACAAATGGGACAAGTTGGGTTTCCTCGAGGGACTTAACGGACACCTTAAAGAGAACATCGCTCAGTTGTATGAAAACCAAGCGTCTTATCTCATCAACGAAGCTGCATCAACTGCAGATACAGGTTCATTCGAAACTGTTGTTTTCCCAATCGTAAGAAGAGTATTCTCTAAACTTTTGGCTAACGACATCGTTTCTGTACAAGCGATGAACCTTCCTATCGGTAAGTTGTTCTACTTCGTACCAAACATTCAGTCGTACACCGGAGACCAAGCGAACGAGCACTGGGCACCTTTCGGTTCACCTAACGCAGCTGCAGGTCAAACTCCAAACAGTGGTTACGACTACAACAACACTAAAGACCTTTACGATAGATTCTACGAAGGTAACGAACCAGCTTTGGACCCTCCAGGTCTTTACGACTACTCTAAAGGTTCTTACTCAGCAATCACTGCTGGAACAAGAACAGTCGCTTGGGAAGGAAGTCAATTAGTTGTTTCTGCTTATCAAGAAGATAACTACAGAAAGGTTCTTATCATGATGTCGGGATTTGCATCTGCGGGTGCTGGTCAACTTATTGGACCTAACGGTCAACCGATGGATACTGAAGAATTCTTAACAGACCTTCAAATTCGTGGTGCTGCTGGAAACGTTAATACTGCTGCAAACGTAAACAACAACTACTTGTTCAGAGTTGTTACTCAGAGATACGGTAAGGGTATCGTTGAATACGGTCAGGATACATCATTGGTATTCCCTAACAGCTTGACTGATGGTGGAACTTACTACAACGTATGTGACGCTGAAGGTAAAATTTACCTTGAAGTTGATTTACAAGTTCCTGTTTGTATTTCGTGTGGAGATTCTTCTCTTGACGGTTACACTGGCTCAACTTTCTCTTCTACAACAGCAGACAGTCAGGCGTTTACTGCAACTTACAGAATCTATAAGAATCTTGAATTCGAAGATAAAATTGGTGAAGTTTCTTTCGACCTTCAGTCTGTGACTGTTTCGGTTACTGAAAGAAAACTTAGAGCACAATGGTCTCCTGAAATGGCACAAGACGTTGCTGCGTTCCACAACATCGACGCTGAAGCTGAATTGACTGCGTTGTTGTCGGAGCAAGTAGCTGCGGAAATTGACCGTGAAATCTTGAGAGACTTGAGAAAGGCAGCATCTTGGAACCTTCGTTGGGACTACAACGGATGGAAGAGATTCTCTTCAGGTACTACTCCTTACACTCAGAAGGACTGGAACCAAACTCTTATCACTGCAATCAACCAAATCTCAGCACAAATCCACAAATCAACTTTGAGAGGTGGAGCAAACTGGATTGTTGTATCTTCTGAGGTATCTGCAATCTTCGACGACTTGGAGTACTTCCACGTTTCGAACGCAGCTCCTGAGCAAGACCAATACAACATGGGTATTGAAAGAGTTGGAACATTGGCAGGTAGATATCAAGTTTACCGTGACCCATACTTCCCAGCAAACCAAGTATTGTTGGGTCACAAGGGTACGTCGTTACTTGACACTGGTTACATCTACGCACCATACGTACCTTTACAACTCACTCCAACGATGTATAACCCATTCAACTTTACACCAATCAAGGGTATCATGACCAGATACGCTAAGAAGGTTGTAAACAACCGTTTCTACGGTCGTATCACAGTTGATGGTGTTAGAACATTCGACTTGAGAGAATTGAGATAATAATCTCAAATCACTTTTCAGAGGGGACTTCGGTCCCCTTTTTTATTTTTAATCTTAATGATTTAGATAAAATTTCGGCCTCACTCAAACTGTATAAACCCGAGGTATACGCCTTTTCTAACGCAATTTGAATTATAAAATTTGCCCGTTCCTCGTTCAAATCATTCAATAAATTCTCAAAGTCTTCGGACGATTGAATGTTTATTCTGTCAAATAAAGGGAAACCTGTGAAATCTTGCATACAAAAAGAAATATTTATAAAAATATAGGTTTATGAAACATAAAATCAACGAGTCAACAACATCATCGAGTGATGGGCAATTCAAGGGTAAACTTAATATTACACCTCAAACTTGGACAGATGGACAACTTCAACCGTTTACTGTAAAACTCTCGAAGTATTTCAACAACGATACTTCGTATGATTTTTATGATGGTGAAGTGGGAAAATCCTCCGATAGGGTCAAGAAAGATGAGGCAAAAACCAAATCAAACATTAACAAAGTGAAAAAAATGAGAAAAAAAATTTTTAAAGATGATATCTTAAAAGAAGACTTAGCCGTTTGGTTTGGAACCAAGAAAAAACCTAAAGGTAGTAAACAACCAAAAGGACCTTGGGTAAATATTTGTAGAAAAAAAGAAGGTGGAGGGCATCCACCCTGTGGAAGACCTGAGGGTGAATCTAAGGGTTATCCGAAATGTCGTGCAGCTGGTGTTGCCGCTAAAATGACGGACGAACAAAAGAAAGCCGCCTGTGCACAAAAAAGGAGGGCTGAAAAAAAAGACCCGAAAACAGGAAAGGGTAACAAACCAACTATGACTTCTTACAAACCAAAAAAGAAAAAAAATGAAGGTCTTAGAGGGTTAATTTTTAGAGTTCTTAAGGAGTCTGTGAAGTAGAATCGATTTGAACTACATTTGTATCTGTTAATTTTTCTTCAACTTTTACAACACTATCTTTTTTTTCGGAGGATGGTGTTGATGTTACTGTTAATGATGTCGTGGAAACTTCTGATGATGAGGATGTTGTTGAAACTGATGGTTGTTTTTTTTCAACCGTGGGCTTTATTACTAAAGTTTCAGATTCTTTGATTTCCGAAGTTGCCTTGGGTATAATTTCAGTTTCTTGATAGTACTCTGTCTTTCCCTGTTGGGACAACAAAGAGGGAAGTATACTCGAAAATTTTAAAATAAAGAAAGTAGTAAAAGTAAGTGTAACAATCAAAACAAGAAGTCCTGTGTAGTACAAGTAGGTAAATGGGTTTTTCATTTGATTTCTTTTACAATTTTTTGAAGTGAGGATTTGATATTTGAGGTGATTTGTTTTTCAAATTCCTCTCTTCTCTTTTCCACTTCATTATCAAACAGAGATACAATTTGGTTCCAAGATTTTTCATTCAAATGAACATCGTAGGCGTAAACGTGATTGATAATTTTTACTCGATGAGACTCTAAGATGATAAAAACTTCGTTCTTCTCACTCTTGATGTATCGTTTACCACTAATAGGTGTTAACAACATTACAGAATCGGGTTGGTTGATAAATTTTTTACAAACCGCAATACAATCCCTCTCGTAGATTGATTTCTCTTGTTCACTCGATACGTATCGAAAAAATTTGAGAGTGAGTTTTTGGACCCACCTACGGAATTTGTGTTCAGTTTTATTCATTCCTTATGTCTTTGATGACAAAGGTACAAAATAAAAATCAAATTAACAATAAGCCCCCGAACATCTTTTTTCACCGTCGAGACCAGGTTGTTCACCCTGACACACTTGTACTGCATATCCGTTAGCGTACGCTGAAGGGTATACATCATATTTAGCCTTAGCCGCCGCCTTACCTCTAGCACATAACGGAGTTCCAGCCTTTTTTTTGTTCTTTTTCTTTTTCGCTTCCATTATATCCATATCCATAGCAACCATTAACTCCTCTCCATTACCTTCAATCTCATTCATCATAAAATCGAATACTTGGTCAAGGTTTTCTTTAGCTACCGTGATATGGTCGTCTGCCCAATCGTGTCCATTTTCCAAAATCGCATGAATTTGGTCATGGTCCAATTCCAACAACTTCTCGGCTTGTCTTTTTAATTGTTCTAAATTACTGAAGAACATGTATCTATTATGTTCGTGCTCAGCCTCCTTAAGTGCTCTGAGTACAATGTTTTTAATATCTGATTCTTTGAGTTTGATTACCTTTTTCATTTCTTGTTAACAATTTGGAATTGAATTGTGTCTTTATAAATATCTTTCTCACCACTTGTATTCACTCTGATATCGACAAAGTACTCATTAGGAATTTTGTCTCTCATATCAAAAATGAAGTAATACTCGTTCGGAGTTCGGTTTACTGGTGTCCAGTTCTGTACTTGAACTTCAGTGGTACCTTCCCTTACATACACACGATAGTATATGTCGATGTTTTCTAATTGATGTTGAGATGTCCATTGTTTCTTGGCAACAACACCAATCTTACGGATTTCAGTATTCAAAATCTTTTCATTTTGTAGAATACCGTAGAAACTGTATCCGTATTTACTCGGCTCTTTAGATTGACTACCTATTTGTATACCCGCACTGTATTGTTGTAAAACAAATTGATTGGTAACATTGGGTAGAGACTGTCCATTGATGGTAAGTCCTGTCCATACATCATAGAATAAACAAGGTACTGGTTGATTCACAAAAATATTGGGAACCGTAACTTCATACACACCTTTTGTAACTTGACAGGTTGTCAATCCACTCCCCCCCGTTACGACCTCACCATTTTGGTCTTCAATGTTTACACCAGGTAAGTTATCCAAGTTAGCAAAATCTCCGTTCTGATACACATAGAGATATAACTTATTGGTTTGGTTTTTAAGGAACAGGTTTCTGTCGTCTTGTATTAAGTCGTTGTAATCTGTAAGGAGATATGGTTGGTAAAATGTCTGAGTGTATTTTCCAAAAAACCCTACTGAGTATGATTCTGTAAGTCCTGTGATGTTTTCAATATCGGGTTTATATGCAACCCCCCATCCAGTAACACCTGTTATAGTTCCATCTAATATACCATTTATTTCATTGGTCATATCAAATTGGATGTCCTCGTTACCAAGTTCGAAGTGTTGTTCGTCTACGATGGTGAGGGATGAATAGTTAAGACCTGTTAAACCTGTGAGGATATTTTTGTTGTTGTAAATTCCCGGCTCTGACCAATTTGTAACGGTTGTTGTTTGGTACCAGTTTGATGGTCTTAATGAAAAACTCTTGTTATTTAATTGTTCTATGGATGACTGTTGTCCTGAAATTCCATTTTGTGTTGTACCGAAGTCGTTATAATCGTATCCAACACCCTCATCCCAAATTTGTGGTGTTCCTGTATCTCCTGAAAACTTTGGTATTCTAAAAAGTATTAAATCAAATGATGTTGCTCTTTTTCTTCCATCACTCATATTGGTGTTAAGAAGTTCATCATCAAACGATGAAGTATTGGTCATCATAAGAGTATGAGTCATCCCTGTGGTACAACCTGTGGAGATAACCTTTTCGGCAATCATTTCTCTGAGACCATCAAGGTCCAAGTCAAAAATAAAACGGGTGAACCCAAAGTTGGGTACTACTAAATCAGAACTACCAAAGTTAAGTTGTACTACAGGGTTTCTTGCAGTATTTGTATAGAGATTTGATAATAAAGTATTGTTCCTACTAAAATACGACCGATAAATTGACATTATACTTTTTCTTTATAAATATCAATTCAATCGAATATATTGATTAAGTACCTTATTATATGCGTCATTGAGTTCTTGAATCAAATTCGCAACACTCGAACCGTCCTCCGTCACGGGAATGGGGGGTTCACCTGGGAACCCGTGGGTGTGAGAAACCAAGAACCTTACAATTATATTTAACAACTCAAGAAGTTCTTCACCCCTGACAGCACTTGATGTGTTGGGTTCTATTTGGAGAGCAAAGGTTTGTTCATCAATCCCGTAAAGACTATTGTCAAAATTGATTTTTGATTTTCCAGGGATTTGTGATAATTGAGATAATAGATAGACATGTTGTCCACCCATTGCGGCGTAGGTCTCAGGAAGTGAATTGGTTTCTATTTTTCTGAAACTTCTCGGGATAAATTTAATTGGCTCACCAACTTTATTTTCTTGGTAAATCAATCCATAACCTCCGACTTTATCCGTGGGTAAAAGTTTGATTTTAGAAAACACACCTGTTAAGTTCTGTCTTACCACGTTCTGTGAGGTGGTTTTCATCGTGTTGTAGAAGATATTGGTAGGTCGGAAGTATATGGGGAACCTTTCATCGAGAACGTTGAATAGAACCACCCCTGTTGGAGTTTTTAATTTACTATTACAATCCCTTATGAATGTGTTTATAAAATTAACAACACCATCCAAACTTAATTGTGAAAAGTCTTGAGTTGCCCTGATGAATTTGAATTGTTCAATGTCTGAATCGACCTTCAGATTTTGTGAGGTTGTGGCTGAGTTGGGTAACAATTTAAATAACCTAACCGTTCCATTGAATAAGTTGAACCCATTTTCAGGGTTTGTCACGTCATACTCAATTAGGTAATTGACTTGTAAGTTTTCAACCTTGACCTCTGCTTGACGTGTTGTGTTTCCAATTGAGGTTTTATTTTGAAATTTACTAAGTTGGACAAACGCTCTGTTCTTATTCCCTTTGGGGTCTCGATTGGCAATTAAGTCACCATTGTATTTTCCGGCACGAAGAAGAGTAGTGTCTTCTTTTAAAATTAAATCTGTACTACCTCTACCCAAAACACCTACATCACCTGGTTCAGGGAACACACCATCAGGGTCAGGATTCTTGTAAGTACCGTCGGGGTTTCTGAGGTTGTTTGCACCCAAGATTTGGACACCCGAAATATCGGTAAACTTTTGAGACTCATTGTAATTCTCTTGTACAATGTTTTGAATTCGATTAAATGGACCCTGTATGTAATATGCGTTGAGAAACTGTGTGTTATCGGGTTCGTGATAGTAAATCTGAACCAATTCGTCTACTTTCGGAACAGACCAAACGTATAGAGGTAACAAAGAATTAAAAATGAAGGGGTCTCTTTCAGTCCAATAATCTTGAGGACCAAATCCATCGTAACTCTTTTGAATTGCTTTGATATCGTCTGTAAGCAAATTTGCTCTAACCCTACCCAAGTTTAAAGGGTCTTGGTTATCAATTACAACCGCATAAAACCAAATTCTACTCGCCATTTCTCTCTTGGTATTCTTTCAATATTTTATTATACAATTCTTCGATTTTGTCTAAGTAAAAACTCAGACCCAAAATATTTTGTTTTGTTGTTTCGAATTCCGTGGCTAATTGGTCCATAGTTTGTTCCAAACGATTATTGGGGACATTTTTCACATCTTTAGCAACCTCCATTAATACTTTAAATTCTTCTTGAGTCATCTTATCTACCTTTTGCAAATACTTTTATTAATCCACCAGTTAAAGGTGGAACAAATGCCGTACCTTCGACTTTACCATTTTGAACAAACTCGTCATAACCCCCCTTTTCGATTGCAGTTACTAATCTTACAATTCTATTGGGTGACCCGTCGGGTAACGTACCCGTACGTAATCCGTAGGCTTGCATATATTCTACAATGTTCAGCACCCCCCTTTCGGGACTTACACCAGGTAAAAACTCTGAAAGTACCAAAATTGGATTAGGAAATGGACTTGGTGGTAGTCGTGGTGTACCTCTTAGTAACTGAATTATTCTTTGTATTTGTTGAATAAGTGACTTACACTCTCTGTAATTCAGAAACCCTTGTACTAAGGGTTGTGCATAATCTAATATGGCGTTTATGGCTTTGAGTTTGGCACTTTTACTTGTTCGTGCAATGTCCCTTAAAATTTCACGAAGAAGTCTGAGAAGATTTTTCTTCAACATATTAAACAACAACTCCAAAAATCTGTTCATAATTCTACCCACAACTCTGAAAACAAACTTTTTATATTCTCTGATAAAATCTACTCCCGTGTTGATTTGAGAGTTAATGATATTGTTTAGAGTACTTGCAGAGTTGATGAGGGTGTTTGCCGAAGAAATAAGAGTATTACCAGAAGTAATGAGTGTGTTCGCAAAACCAACGATTTGATTGTTAAGATATTCCTTGAACGTGAAAATCGGAAGTAAAACCTTGGGGGTAAAAATAGACGCAAATAGAGCCAACAAGATTTTTTTGAAAATACTTTGATTAAAGGGGTTTTGTGTGTCAAAACCAATTCCAATTCCTTGTTGAGACCATGCTTGAGGAATCGAATCGAGTATTCTTTCAATTTCTTCTAATTGTTGTTCAACGGTAAGATTATCAATGTTGTCCGCCAAGTTTTGGGATTGTTGAATTAGAATTTCATTATTTACGGGTAACTTAACGTTGTCACAATCTACATATTCTACAACTCCTTGTTTTTGGTTGTTTGACTCAACATTTATATCATTGAGTTCAGTTTCGGTAAAGGTGAAAAATTCATTGTCATCGATATCTAACTCTGATAATTTGGCAACACCCGAGACATCGATTTCGCTTTGACCAGGCTCACATCGACCTATGATACGATTAAGGATTGTTATAAATCTATTTTGAGCCTCTATTTGAGTTATTGAAACTGAGCCGGATAATGTACCCGAAATAAGGTTAAGTAAATTACCCAAAAACACCTTGGAGTTGTATACTTCGATTGACTGATAATAATCTCCAAGTGCATCCGCGATGGTGTTTGCAGAATACTTTAATGTACTTATAGTTCCACCCGTGGTTGGTGGTGGTGTCCCTTCCCTGTCCAGTAAGAAAACTCTGAAGTAGTCTCCTGAGGCACCAACACCATTTTGGGTTGTATATTCGATGTCAAAGATTCCTTGACGGCTACGTCCGTTATAATAAGTTGAATACTCATCTCTAAATGTAGAATTTTGTTGTTGAATCCTTTGATTCAACTCAAAATTCATAGGAAAAGGTTGCCTTCCCGCATAGTTGTTATAAACGGATAAAGAAGTAATTCCTGTCGTCTCATAATACAACTTACCGATTTGAGTTTGGGGTTTGATTACTAGTGATTTGTTGAAATCTATATCACTTACCTTAACATAAATTCCGTCCTGTTGAGGTAATAAGGATAGGGAGGGAATATTTTGAAGTTGTGTTGTAGAGAGACCTTGATAAGTTTCTTGTTGAGAACAATTTAGAACTCTAAATGCTTCTTCAGTGATAATTGTTTTAATTTCGTCTTTCATTTTAAAGACGAGCTCCAATAGATTTTTACGTATTAACGCGTTTGTGTTTGTAAATCCAGTCCCACCAATACTACTTTGATTGATAAGAGATATCATCTTATCAAATGAAGTTTCTTGGTTTCGTTTGTCCCTACTTTGGTTGGCCTCTACTGAGGATTTTTGACCTGCGAGAATTTGGAGTGAACGAGTTAAACTGTCACCCCTGTTTTTTTCACTTTCACTTTGAGTTAGTCTTGCTTCGTTGTATGCCTGTAATGCAGAAATTCGTGCGGAAATCTCTTCGAATCCCCCCGCAACGTCTACTGATTGGTTACTGAATATTGGCATTGGACTTACATTCTATATGTTGGGTCGTCCGTCACATCAGAATCTTTATCCAAAAGTTTTTCAAACAATTCGTCATCCATATCAGTTAAAGAAAAAGACTCCTCTTGGTTTGTTGTTTTTTCCCAAATTGAACTTTGGAGACGTGAAAGACTCAATTTTTTCTCAACACAATCGTTTATAATTTTTTGTTGTTTTTCCAATACAGGCCCGATTTCCTTCATATCGTCGGGGTCTTTCATCATTGATATCATTTTATTTTGAATCCTGATGGCAGTATTTCTTTGTTCTACAAGTTCGTTGTAGATTTCTTGCATCAAGGACAAAATTGAGTCCTTGGAAAATTTGATTTCTTTGCGTTGTGGACGTGGCATACTTATAAATAGTATTAATTAAAATATCAATAAAAAAAGTGAAAAGTTAATATTTCATTTTGGTTTGTAAAACCGTATACAACTTTTTGAACTTCTTCATTGAGTTTCTTATCTCTTTGGTAGATAGATTAGTCATCTCCCTCAGTGATAAAAGTATAATATTTTTGTTAAATTTGTTGTTGTCGGTACTAGCAAAGATACTTTCGTAGTTTTCAAATAAATCGACAAGGGCATAACCTAACTTGACTTCGTTTTCGGTGAGATTCTCATTATTGATATAGTCTTTAAGGTCTGAGAGGTAACGTTGAATTACTACCTCCATGTCTAAAACATCATTATCAATGGTATAAATCATATCAGGTCTTTGTTCCAAAGAAACCGAGATATCTTCATAAGAAACTTTTCTATTGGTATCCTTTTGGTCTTTGATGATTTGACCCATCAAGTAGTTTTTACAAATTGTACCAAAATACGAGTAAGCCTTTTTGTTCTTTGCTGGTTTGAATTTGTCCACCTTTGTCATCAAAAAAGAGTGTGTATCAACATGAATTTCACGGAAATCCATGTCTTTACGGTACAATTTATATCTCCGAATTATCGAAGATATCATCTTGTCCAAAGGGGCTCTCAGAAATTCGTTGTAAATCTGATTTTTTTCCTCATAAGATTCCGCTAGAAGGAAGGCCTTTACGGCCTCTTCCTCTCTAACATCAAAATAGTTGGTAGTGGTAGCTTTCCTCCCCCTTTTTTTTGATGAAACATCTTCGGTAATTGCCGTTAATGTTTCCAAAATTAATCATTTGTTGTTTGGAACTTTATGGTTCTATCTTCTTTGAAGAAATATTCTTTCTTTGCTGATTGTACCCAAAATTTGACTTCCTCATCTACCATTTTTTCTTGACCAAACTTGTAATTCCAAAACAGAGAACCTTCTCTCATGTTGGTGTGTTTGTAACCCAATCTTGGGATTGTCATAATCGATGTGGAGTTATAAGTGAGTCTCAACAAAAATTCATAAACAAATGTTAGCTTGATAGATGATTTGAAACCTCCAAATTCTTCTACAACATCTTTTCTCAGAACCATTCCTGCGGTTTGGAAGTTTTGATAATCTTGTAGGATGTCATTAGTGAGATAACCAACTTCTTGTGCGAAGTTTGCTGCAAATACCGCTTCATTGGTAAATCCCGCAAAGGTTCCTTTTTCATCCGTATCAACTACAACAGGAAGGAACGCTTGAACCATTGGGTAATACTCCATGTATTTTCTTACATTATCAAACCAAATGTTTGCGTATTCATCATCAAATTCAAAAATCGAAACCCACTTTGAGTCTGCGTTCTCGATTCCATAATTTACTTGAGAAGCAAAATTGGGTTCTTTATCCCAAATTAACTTTCTTATATTAATTTCACCAAAATCAAAAGAATCCAAGTGTGAGTTGAGTTTTTCCTCTTGAGTTGCAACAATCAAAAGTTCTTTTACACCAACTTTTTGGTTTTTGATTGATTGAATTGCCTTTTCAAAGTAATCTTCAAAATCACGGGTTACCGCCGATTTGATTGGAAGTACAATGGTAATGTCTAATACGTTGTTCATAATTATTCGCTAAATTTTGAAATTTGTTCCTCCATAGATTCAGCTCTCGTTTCTAAGTAACTTGTGAAAATTTCTATGGTTTTATTTTCGAATTGTTCTTTGGTGGGAAGTTTGTCCACCGTTTCTTGAATGTTTTGGTACATTTCTTCAGAGATGTTATCCTCCAACCAATTCTGTATCCAATCCGCAATGACATCAGGAAGTATAAGTTCATCTTTAATCCAAATTCCATTGGTTTCATTCATCCACTCGGGTACCAAGTTAGGTGTCAGTCCGATAACAGGATTACCAACTTTCATCGATTCCAATGGGAATGTTCCATAACCACTTTGTCTGTCCATCCAAACAGTAACGAAACACTCCGAAATCGCGTTTGCAAATTCCTCTTGAGATAGACCTCTCAAATCACGGAATGTGAACCACCGGTATTGGGGGAATCTCAAGTAGAATGTCTTAATCAAATTGATAGTATCTTCTTGTTCTCTTGAGTGAATTCCAACGATTGGAAGGGGTGGTAGTTCTCTTTTTTTGAAAACGTCGGAAATATAAGGTTCGATGATATCAAAACTTTGATTTCTCATTACTTTGGAAATTTGATTTTTTTGTGTTTCTGAAGTAGTAATGGTTTTAAAGAATCCGTATTGATTCCATGTTTGACCTGGTTGAAGTGTTTCCAACATATATGCATACGACTGAGTCAAAACAACTTTACCACAGGGTAGGTTTTTGACTTGGTCCATCATGAAACCAAATATTTCTGGAATGATAAGGAAATCTTCCGCAGCAATTTCTACATTTTGTCCCTCGATAACCAAGTGAGGGATTTCTGTCATGTAATGTTCTCCAAGCCAAGAAGTAACACCTGTGTAGTCAGATTTTTCGTGTAGGATAATGGAATTGAATCCGTTTCTCTTTAGAGTTAATGCCAAATCATAAATGTATTTTATAGAGGCCTTGGCGTTACCTTTAGTATCGTGAATGAAAAAATATAATTTAGATTTTTTCTCTCGTAGATTACTAATTGAATTTTTTACTTTTTCAATTTGTTCTTGGTCCATTTTTTAGTAATGTGTTATTATTTTTTTATTCAACAGTGTGTTAAATGCCAATCTGAAAGAAAGTGACAAATTTGAATTCTGTAATCCAAGTTTTTCATCGACTTCATTCTGTTCACTCATTATGACCTCAAGCATTAACTTAACCATCTCATACTTGACAACGTTGATTTTGTGTTCGTTAGTGCTTCCACTAAGTTCATCATTAATTATTGCTGACAAATCGATATAATCCTCAATTTTGTCCATGTCGATGAAGTAATTTTCATTCCAAATTGGTATCATTTTCTATTAAATTTTTGAGTTGTTTGATGTTATCAATATTTGGTAAATTAACTATTTCCGTATTATAATTTGTATTATACTTAATAATTTTTTTATCTGTAGGATGATTTAATAATAAGTCAGGATTTGCCGTAAGTAAAAGGTCAAATTCTTCCCAAACATTTTCCAAGGTAAATTGGTTATAGAAAATAATTTTTTCAACTTGACAACCAAATTTTGAAAGGAAAAATAATGTTGCAGGTTTTGATTTACCAATTTCATCAGAAATAATGATTATCTCGTGATTATCTCTCATGTCAACATAAAAATCATTCAAGTCTATAAAACTACTGTATTCCACCGAGGGTGCGTGTCCAAATATTTCCATACAATGTTCTGTGTAGAGAAAATCATAAACCTCATCCTCATCTTTGAATTTCAAGTGGTCTTGAATCTTCAAAGAAGTAATTGGAGAAATTACTCCATATTCGAAATCTCTCTTTTCATTCAAGATATTTTCAACATAGAATTTCTCATAGACCTGTTCAATTTTTTTTACAGTGTCTCGAAGGACTCCATTTACTTCAATTGCGATTTTCATTCTTCGTATTTTTCCAATATTTTAGTTATAAGTGGATTTCGAACCACATCTTTTTGAGTAAATTCATGACAAAGAATCGTGTCTACAGAGTGAAATCTCTTGAGTGCATCCCATAAACCTGAGTGAGTTTTGTCTTTGTATCTGTCAGTTTGTTCTAAGTCACCTGAGATAAAAAACTTCGAATTAAACCCGATTCGGGTAAGTAATAGTTTCATTTGATTTGGAGTTGAGTTTTGTGCCTCTTCAAAAATCAAAATGGAATTATCAATGTTCATTCCTCTCATGTATGCCAATGCAAAAACTTCAATAACCTCAAGTTCCTTTAATTTTTCACGAGCATCTTTTCCTATAATCTTGTTCAATAGGTAATACATGGGAAAAATGTATGGGTCTAATTTTTCTTCAACATTACCTGGTAATGAACCCAACTTTTCCTCCGCTTCAACCGCAGGACGAACAATTATAATTTTTTCGTAAGGGGTTGACGGGTCAACCAACAAATCGATAGCCGCCTTCATCGCGATATAACTTTTACCAACACCTGCCGGACCAGCACAAATTGTAATTTGTGCGTCAGTCAATTTTTTGTAATATTCTTTTTGACTTTCAGATAAGAATTTTTCCTTGGTCTTTTTCTTTAAAATTGACTGAATAATCTCTTTTTTTGTTTTAGGATTTTCTTGTACCATATAAGATGGTGTTGGAGATGGTTTTTTTCTCATATATTAATTTTTGTAATCTTCATAACTTTTCTGTTCTTGAATTTCAGAGTTAGTCAAAAGATTAATTTTATTTTTGATTTCAAATCTTTCATCGTTAGTATGATACACCTCTCGGGCAAGTGATATAAACTCTTCATTAAAAGATTTGTTTTTTTCGTGTACTCGTAATTTATCCTCAACATCCCACAACTTAGAATTCACTCTAATCAAATCATCATAGAGATTGAAAAAATCTTTTACACCCAAATATTGGGTGGATATTTCGTTTAATAAATTAAACTCTTTTTCTATCTTCTGAAGTTTTTCAGAGTTTTGAATTTTGATTTTTTTGATGTGTAAAATGGAAAGTTTGTCCAACAATTCTCCAACACTTACAGGGATTCTTATCATATAGTTTTTTTCTTCAAAATAGTTGTATTTTGAGGAAAAAAAACATTTAGCGATTTAAATATGTCGATAAGTCCTCGGGAGTTCCTAATCCCCACATTTTGGATATTTCAAATGTTCTGATTTCTTTACCATCTGAAATTGCCTCATTAAAAACAGGACAAACATAAAATTCATTATTAACTCGTAAATTTTTTTCAATCATTTGCTCTGCATACTTAACATAATCCGACCCTTTTTTCCAATAATAAACTCCAACAGTGGCAATATCAGAGATGGGATTTTTTTCTGCAACCTCAGTCACCAATCCATTTTCATTCACCTTAGCAAAAGACCATTTAGGGTGTGTAGATATAAAGGTCACAATCCCCCCATCACAATCAGTTTCAGACATTTTGTACATGAATTCATTTGAGTCCCATTCGATGAATTGGTCAGAATTTGCCATAACCAAAGGATAATCATTGTTGATATATTCTTTGGCTAAAAGTGTAGTACTTGCCGCACCCTCAGTTAATCCATCCACCTCAACAATCTTACAGTTGGGGGAAATTAGATTCAAAAGAGTATCTAAATTATATTTTTCTCTATGTGACTTTTGAACTATGTAAATGTAATTTGCTTTGATATTTAAATTTTCAGTAACAACTTTAATCATAGGGTCACCTTCAACTTCAATAAGTGGTTTGGGAAAGGTGTAACCTGCCTTTTCGAAACGAGAACCAGCACCGGCCATTGGTATTAGTATGTTGAGTTTCTCATCAATCCATTTTGGTTTTTTCATTTTGAATTTTGTATTAAGTTGATTTAATTTCTCATAGACATTTTCTACCGTAACTTCTTTGGGGGACTTTACTCTTAGAATTGGTGCATGAGTTCTTGCCGCAGCCAACAATCCATAAGGGGAATCCTCAATAATCAAAGTTTCATCTGCAATAACACCCATATCTGAAATAACTTTCCAATAAATCTCAGGATGTGGTTTGCTGTTTTTTACATCTTCGTTAGATAATATCTGGTCAAAATACTCTATAATGTCTAATTTAGATAAAACTGTTAGTACGGTTTTTCTTATTGAGTTACTACAACAAGCAATTTTAAAACCATCGTCGGACAGTTTTTTTAGAAGTTGAGACAAATTGGAATTGGGAATGATATTTTTTAGTTTTTCGTTGGTAATTCTTTGTTTTTCTTCCCAAATTAAACTATGAAGATTTTCAACCAAACCTTTTTCTTTAGTCAACATATCAAGTTTTTGTTTTGTCTTCAAACCATCATACTTTGAAAGATGTTCATTCCAAGAGATTACACAATCTTTTGAGTGTAAGTTTAATGCATCATTAAGTGCTTCATAGTGTAGGTGTTTGGCTTCAATTAACACCCCATCTAAATCAAAAATAATAAGTTTTATCATTTGTACAAAGAAATGTTATCCGAGCAAATCCCGAGACAATTTAATTTAATATATTTGTAAGTGGTTTTTTCAGGTAAAACCCATATAGAGTTTTCAAAAACTTTTTTTCCTGGATATACCCAAGGAATTCCCTTAGAGGTTAAAGTATAATCATCATTTTGATGCCAAAAACAATGGATGTTGGGGTTTTGTAACATACGAAAAAAAGATTCTTCGTTTTTAGCGTGACACCAAAATTTTTCATTTTCCAAAAAAGATTCTTTTACTAAATAAAGTGGTTCGTCGTGACCCAAATAATATGAATCATCGACGAACCACACATCAATTTCTACCTCGTAGCCTTTATCCAAGGCAAAAGAAATGTAGTCAGGAGAGTTTTCGGAATTAACAACTCGCCCATCTATGTTTCCTCTGTGTGAAATGAAGTGTTTAATCACACAATTTCCCTTTCAGAATGAGGTTTACCAAATTCTCTTCGATACACAGTTTTGCCGCCATCAGGACTTTCATAAATGTAGACCATTTCAGATTTTTTCTTTTCTACTTGTTGTGAAATCCACTCGTAAGTTTTTTCCATACCAATACGAAGCGGTTGAGAAACCTCCCAGTTTACTCTTTCTTTAAAGAGTTTGTTGTCCGAGTTTCTTCCTCGTACTCCAACAGGACAACTAAAACCGTATTTGTCAAGAAAATCTTTACCACCCAAATTTTTAATTTTGATTTCTTTTTGCGAAATATCAATTGCCATTTGTGCCAATTCATTGATTGTCACCATTTCTTCCGAACCTATGTTAACAGGTCCCATGAAATCAGATTCCATCAACCTCAATACCGCTTCAACACACTCATCAACATAAAGGAATGAACGGGTTTGTTGACCATCTCCCCAAACTTCAATTTCAGGTGTGGTTTTTTCTTGACCTGGTGTCTTGGACACGTTGTCAACTTCTGCAGCCTTTCTACACATTGCTGCGGGAGCCTTCTCCTTTCCTCCAACCCAAGTACCCATAGGGCCAAAAATATTATGAAATCTTGCAACTCTAACGTTCAAACCATAGTTTCTGTTGAAGGCCAAGAATAATCTTTCAGAAAAAAGTTTTTCCCAACCATATTCAGAATCGGGATTTGCGGGATAAGCGGAGGACTCTTCACAATTGGGGTTGTTTGGGTCGAGTTGATTATGTTCGGGATACATACATGCCGATGAAGAATAAAATACTTTATCAACTTTTTTCTTAACACATTCATGTACAACATTCAAATTGATTAATGCCGAGTTGTGCATAACATTCGCATCATTATCACCGGTAAAAATGTAACCAGCTCCACCCATATCGGCGGCAAGTTGATACACTTCATCAATTGTATCGTCAATGACGGTTGATACTACCTCAGGGTTTCTCAAATCACCTACAATAAATTCATGACAGATATCTTCGTGATTCCAATATTCATGTCTTTTGATGTCACAGATTCTAACCCAGTGACCTTCATTTTTTAATCTGTGTGCGAGGTGTCCACCAATGAAACCACCACCACCTAAAACAACAATTTTTTTCATTTTATAAATTATTATTAATATTTTAATCTTTTATTTTTTGAAGTAAATCATCCCCCATAGGCTCTTTCGATTTTCATCCAACATGGGTATGAAATGAAAATCATTGAAATTTGTCCATGAGATTTGATTTTCATAAAGGACTGGGTCACCCTCGGTATAGGCAAAGTTTGTATAACCTAAATTATACAAGTGATTAAGAATTTTTTCTATTTTTCCTTTCTGTTCTTCAGCCCATTCGAATGCAAATAAAGTTTCAAAAAGTATTTCGTGAAAGTTAGTAAGAATTTCGTATTCATACCCTTCCGTATCAATTTTCACATAATCAGGTACACCATATTCCTTGATTGCATCTGATAGTGTTATTGTATCAACAATAATAGAATTATTCCAATGATATTCACCTGTAAATCTTGAATTTTCAACCCAATCTATTGATAGTGTTGAGATTGTATCCACATTAGCCAGTTTGAATTCTTGTGACCCCCTGTGATGAGATATTGCTCTTCTATCAACAATTAACTTTGGATTTGGGAATCTATTTTTTAGAAAATCCGCTAAACCGGGATTCGGTTCAAAACTAATAACTCTATCGAAGTCGTTTAGAAAGATTTCTGCAGTTCTGCCTCTGTTTGCTCCAATGTCAAAAACTAGTTTCATTTTAATTAAAGTATTTTCTGTATATTTCGAAGTATTTCACCGTTTGTTCGGGTAAAATATTTTGATAATCATTTATGTTTTCCAAAAGTTTCAGGGTATTTCTGTAACCAATAACTTCATTTTCAAGATTTTTTACAAGGTCTTGTGGATTCCTTGCTTGATAAACTGACGCCTGAGTAAAAATTACTGAATTTGGATGATAGTGTTGCATGACATATGCCCCCCAAATATCATCCATTCTACCTGTGTACGGAAACACTGAATAATTTTTCAGTACACTTCTGTGTAAGAAAGTGTTCTGTGAATTAAAAGGTGTTAGTTGATTCGTTGTAAAAGGTTTAAATTTGTTGAACTTCACGATTGGTTTTTTACTGAGTCGACAAATTGCGTCAATATCGGGGTCACCATCCCAAAACTCTGCTTGAACAAGGGGGGTAATTTTAGTTTGACCTTTATACTCAATGTGATTTTTTACTTGGAGGTACTCAATTGGAAATCCTCTGTGCCATAATTCATTGTGTTCTGTTGTCGATATCGCGTCGAAATAAGGACAAGAAATGTTTTCATACAAGTCGACAATCATTTCGTTTCCCACCATAATATTATCACCCCAAGTATCATATGGAATGTTGTCGTCATCTACCGTAGCAACCACATCCGCGCCATTTTCATATGAGTAAACAAAACCAATATTTCTACGTTGGATAGTTTTCCACCCAATGATTTCGGACAATTCGGGATAAAGTTCTGTTTGTTGTTCAGGGGAAAGATATTTTACATTTTGGTAATTTTCCTCCAATTTTCTGTATTCATCGTGGGGGGTTTTAGTGTCCCCAATAATAACAAAAGTAAAATTTTTTTTATCGGCGATTTCACAAAATTTGATTGTCGCCTCTGTTGGTGAATTGATTGTTGTTGTAATAATAAATTTTTTCATAATAATTCATTTATATTTCCATCGAATCCCATACCACTACGTCTGTTATTTTCGGTTTTTTCATTTGACCCGTGATTGTGATATGTTGGGAATTTTATTGCTGCGGATTTTAGTTTGTATCCACTATTTCTAAAACAATGCATCATACATTGTTCCGCTTGAGGATAACACTGAAAACATTCCTTTTCAAAAGATAATGGTTTTATATTTTTCCAAGCCCAACCACAAACAGCTGAATGCCAATATTTTGTACTAATTTCCTCATCTCTCATAAACCAATTTTTATCCAAAATGCCGTCCCGATTAAATAAAATCAGTCCGTCATTTTCTTCTCTGACATAAGAGTTGTGGTCTCTTCCATCATTTACATTGGGGTTTCTCATTGAGCGGTTTGTGAATGAATAAACATAATCATCTTCCACATCAAAATTGACAAAGTTTTCAGTATAAATTGAATCTACATTTGAAATAAATTTAATATCCTCAGGTAAAGAATTTCGATTTATAAAGTCAAACATATATTGCATCGAAATTAAAGAATTTTTTTCTGTATTCACAACACGAACTACGTCATTTTGCAACGGGAAGTAATGCTCAAAATATTGTAGATTTTCACATAGAATATAAATTTTATCGAATACTTTGGTGTTCCACCTTATTGTATTGAAAATTTCTTCGTTTCTTTCTTGGGTTGAATATTTAAACCCATCGACAACCTGTATTTTAGCCATGATTTGTTATAATTGCCTTTAAAACATTATCACCGTATTGTGCAACTAATTCAAACGCTTTTTGAATGTTTTCAAACTCAAAACGGTGGGTAACAATTTTTTCGAAAGTTGTGTCATCTGTGTAATTCAGAACACAATCGTCTAACGTTTGATTAGACCTTCTCACATTTTTTATGGTCAATTCTTTAGTTCTCATTCTGTGAGGATTGTAACTTACCCAATCAGCCTCGGGTATTCCAATAAGTGCGACCCTTCCGTTAACTGCTGAAATGTTTATACATCCATCTATTGAATCTGTCGTACCTCCAGTATCAATAGCCAAATGAGTCCCAAATCCATTTGTTGCACTTTTAATTTTTTTCACATAATCATCACTTAAGAGAAATGCATCTGTTGCACCAAAACTTTTTGCAAAATCAACACGGTATTTTAATTTATCAATTAAGTAAATTTGTTTCAAACCCATTTTTTTGAGTATAGAAAACATACTCAATCCGATTGGACCCGCACCAAAAATTGTTGCACTTTCTGTGAATTTGGGTTCTATTAAGTTTGCTGTGTGAAGACAAACACCCAAAGGTTCCATAAGTGATGCCAAATCATAGGACATTGATTCAGGTATTTTTACTAACTGAAGTTCATCTACAATCACATAATCCGCAAATGCCCCTTGTGCGTTTGCCCCCATAAATGTTCCTTTGTCACATAAATTGTGTTTACCCTTTAAAGACCAATAACTTGTGACACACGGCATTCCCGGCTCCACCGCGACTCTGTCACCTTCTTTAAACTTTAGTGAACCATTAGCATCAACAACTTGTCCTGCAGGTTCATGACCCATATACATGGGTAATGGGTTTTTGAAAGAACCAAGACCCCCCTCTTTAAAGTAGTGCATATCAGAACCGCATATACCGACGGACTTCATTGACACCAAAATCTGTCCAGGTTGTAGTTTTGGGACTTCTTCTTCGAAAATTTCTATTTTTTGTATTTCAACTAACTTTGCGACTCTGTTTTTCATATTCAAAATTTTTCAATACATCACATATGTAATCTACTTCATCGAAAGTCAACTCAGGATATAGTGGAGGACAGATGTGTTTATCTGCAATATAGTTTGTGTTCTTCAATTCTAAAGAATCAAATTTTTCTTTGTAAAGGGGTTGGTGGTGTACGGGTATTCGGTATACTTCACCTGTCAGAGTTATGTTATCTTCTTTACACCACTGACGTAATTCATCTGTGTTATAGGGTGATAAAAGAATACATTTATAATATGAGCATCTACCTTCAATTTGTGTAATCACTTTGAACTTAGTTCCCTCTAAATTTTTCTGATATTGCTTGACTAGTTGAGTTCTCTTTTCCACCCTACTTAAAACTCTATCACATTCAAGGGACCCCATCAACCCAGTGAACTCATGGACCTTGAAGTTATTTCCTTCAGGATTGACAATAATTCCCGCATTTTTGTTATCTCTTCCAAAGTTTTTCAATGATTTGACAGATTCATATATGTCAGGATTGTTGGTTGTTACCATACCCCCTTCACCTGTTGTCATAACTTTGGTTGGGAAAAATGAAAAACATGCAATATCACCGATGGTCCCCGCTGTGAAGTTTTCGATTTGTGACCCCTGTGCATGTGCGGCATCTTCGATTAGGGGTATATTGTTTTTTTTGCACAAAGACACAATCTTAGAAATGTCTTTTGATATAATTCCCCCAATATGAACAATTACTACCGCGCCGATTTCATTTTCGGACATTAATTTTTTCAAGTGTGTATATGACAATGAAAAAGTTTCTTTTTCACAATCCGCCAATATCACCTCTCCACCCGCGTTTTCAATTGCGACGGTGGTTGCGAAAAAAGTATTACTTGGACAAACAACCTTTTTTCCTTTTACATTTATCGACTTGAGAGCCAATTCGATTGCGGTTGTCCCGTTACTACAAGCCACCGCATAATCACTACCAACTAATTGAGAAAATTTTGTCTCGAACTCTTTGACATATTTTGATTCTCCCAAGGGTCTATCAGAAGATAGAATATCCCAAGCGCCTTTCAGGAATTTTAATTTAAAACCCAAAGAAAAGTTTAGTTTGAAAATCGGAATATTATAAATCATTTTTGATAGTTATTTTTTTTAATTTTAGCAGGTACACCAGCAACTAATACATTGTTAGGTACATAATCAATTACGACACTACCTGCAGCAACGGTAGATTTAGTACCAATAATTTTACCTGGAATAATAACGGATGATGCACCAATAAAACAATATTCACTAACCTGTACTCTACCACATAATGTAACGTTGGGTGATATTTGTGAATAGTTTCCTACTTTACAATCGTGCTCTACAATAGCACCTGTGTTTACAATCGTGCAGTTACCAATTTCAGAATCAGTGTGTAATACTGCGGTTGGACAAATCAAGTTACCAAATCCAATTTTTGCAGATGGTGAAACAACCACTGAAGGGTGAATACAATTGATTGGTTCTTTTTGAGTTTGTGACTTTATAAACCCATGGATTTCCGACCTTTGGAGGTTGTCTCCAGTTGCTATGAAATATTCAAATCCTTCATCAGAAATGAGTTCAGGTACTTTTTTATAGTCATCAGTTATTTGTTCCCCCTTCTTATCCACCCAATAGGTTTCTGCGTAAAAAATTTCTGCGTGTGGGTAATTTATGGTAAAAATTTCTGTTGCAATCTTAGCACCCGCTTGACCACCTACTATAATAATTTTCATATAATTTCTATTTTAAAATCTTCATTCATAAGTCCCCAATTCTCATCATTCGTTGTGATTGTAAAATCTTGGATTACACTGGTTTGATTTGACATTGGGGGTGTTTGCTCACCATCGAATCTTTCCCCCCCTTTTCCATGATTAAGGTGAAAAAGATAGTAAGGTAATATTTTTATCTCGGAATAGTAAGACGCTTTTTTCATTATATTAGAATCAATTCCACAACCAAATAGTATCGATTCCTCAAATCCTTTGGACTTTTCCCAAATTTCTTTTGAACCAACTTGAAAATCACCACAACAAATAACTAAGGACCACTTATCTGTAGAATTATGAATTTGGGGTTTATCTCGGTAACTATCCCTATTATTCCATAGAGTTGTTTTTAACTCTGTATAATTTTGAAAACCTTTGTGAAAATTTTCATCGATATCCCGTCTTGAGGAAGTATAAAATTCGTTTGGATTTAGGGATGAAAAATCTAAAGGTGTTGTCACAATGTCCACATTAGTGGATGCAATCCAATCTCCAGTTGCTCTACGAATCCCGATGTTTCTACCAACGGCTTCTAAAATATTCCATTTATAGAATTGAGGGTATTTTTCTTTCAGTAAATCACTACTAACCTCAATACTTTTTATCTTACCGATATGTGGTACTTCATCAATGAATGTGGACAAAAGAGTTTTCCCATCCCTTGTTTTCCAATCAACTATTACTACCTCGTCAAAATTCTCAACTAAGGAGTTTACACACATTTTTGCCCTATGTGATAAATTACCTCCGTAATTGTCATTTTTTGTTAAAATTACTACTGAACTTTTCATCTTTGGTCGTCAAATTCATATCCAAAATATTCTATTTCTTTCACGAAATGTTCCCTCACAATTTGGATAGTTTTATCATTATAATACGTGGAATAATGTTTTTTTTGTTTTTTTCCACACACAATATTACTTTCAGGGTCTTTGTTATTGATTAATTTTTGGTGTTGGATACCAATTTTTCCACAAATAATTTCCCAATTGTCGTACAAATTTTTAAAATCGTAAATGTCGTCAACTAAAATTTTGTCCCCTTTTGCAACCATATCCCACATTGTTTTTGTTTTACTCTCATAATGTGTATCTAAAAAACCTGGCTCTTGTGCCCATTCATTAAAATCGCAAGAAAAATGTCCATGTATACGTTCCTCAGCGGGATGTTTGTGACTGTTTACAACATGATTTCCTCTGTGAAAAAAGAATTTACTGACAGCAACCTCCCAAGGATTGCGAAAAAATGCAAATTTGTAGTACTCATCTAAATTTAAATTATTGCCAAGAGCCCACAAAGCAATATGTGATGGATTACCGTGACTATCTTTACTATAGTGGTATCCTTCTTTGACTTGTAATCTAATGTCTTGATATCGTTTTAAAACATTTCTTATTGAGGTTGAACCCGTAGAACCTACCTCAACAAATATGAATTTTTGTTTTTCAGATATTGTCATTTTTTTTGTATAGTTTATCACAAAACCATTTGTTATTTATACCACTATGGTGGTGGGTACTATCTTTTATAAATTCAAATCCATTGTCGATGAGATATTGATTTACATTTTTATCCGATTCACTTCCTATATCACTAACCTCAACAATGATATAAGTAAATTTTTTTAATCCTTCACCCAAACCTTGTAACACTTGGAGCTCCACTCCTTCAGTGTCGATGTTTAATAAATCAAAGTTATCAAAATTGAACCCGAATCTATCAAATAATGTGTCCATTCGTATAGTATGAACTTTTATTATATTTCCTGTTTGTTGAATGAGTGAACTTGTGTCTTCTCGACCTGGTGGACAATATAAATTCATTTCTTTATCGTCTTCATTCCACGCAGCAAAATTAAAAATTTTCTGACCAAATTGTTCAATTTCTTTTTTAAACCTTTCATAGGACTTTGGGTTGGCCTCGATAAAAATTGAGTTAGAACCACAATAGTGAGCATATTGTTTAGCCTCCCATGCGTCCCAAGCACCAATGTGTAATACCCCTTTAGGGTACCAGTTTAGATTATAAAATAGCCCTTTGTTATTACCAAACTGACTACCACCTACAGGATTTGGGTCCTTATCCCAAAATGCTCCGAATAAACTCATTATAATTACGGTGTTACTACCCCCCTTTTCGATACTACAATGGAGGACATTTTATTTGCAAACTCAATTGCTTCTGTTATTTTATTTGTTTCTAAATATTTGATGGTTAGGGATGCGATGAAAGTATCACCCGCTCCACTCACATCAATAGTTTCTTGAGGTTTAGGTGAAGGGTATATTGTACCAAGATATTGAGCACCCTCCGCACCTAAGGTGATTACAAATTTTTCGAGATTTTGGTGAACAATTTCTTTGTTATTGTAGTATTCTTGTTGATTCAACTTAATGAAATTTGATACATCAATCATTTCTTGCGTCAACATTCTTTTCGAATCCACAAATAAAAGTTTAGACAAAGTTCCGATTTCAACGAAGGTTTCCTCAGAGATAAAACCTTTGTTATAATCACTTATTATAACTACATCAAACTCGGAAATAGTTTTCTTTAGTTCTTGGTCTAAAACTAATTCAGAAAGTTTAGAATTTTCACCTGTATCTACCCTAATTAACATATGGTTGGTTTTTTTATCAACCATCCTTTGTTTTGTAATTTGTTCGATTTGAGTCCAAAATGTTATTTCAGAATTGGTGGAAATCTTTTCCAAATTTTTGACAACATTCCCCGCCATACCTTGGTTAGAAACATCTTTTTTTGGTTTGAAAACTGGTACTGGAGCTTCAGGAGATAGACGTTCCACATCACCATAAGTGAAAACATCTAAACAACTTTCCCCAACAACTAGTACTTTGTACATTGGTCAATAATTTTTGTTGTTGAGTAACCTGAAATTTTTTCAAAAAAAATAAGGTTCTGTGCTTTGTCTCGACCAATAATATTTTTCCCGAAATAGTCTGTCCCAATGACAAAATATTTTGGGTTCCAAAATTCGATTTGTTCTACCAGTTCTTTATCAGTTGAAAATCCGACAACACTGTCAATAAAAGATAGGGACTCTAAGAAAAATTTTCTGTCCTCGAATGTGTTGATAGGTCGGGTTTCCCCTTTTAATTTTTTAACTCTAACGTCGGTGTCAATCCCGACCCTCAACTTTCCTAACTTGGACGCAAACTCAAAGAGTTCAAGGTGTCCGCGATGAAGTATATCAAAAGTACCGTTAACCCAAACATTTACTGATTGCGACATTCTCCTTTCCAAACACGGTAGGAGTCAGAATCAAAATGTTGTGTTGAAACCTCATAGATAACTCCATCTGTTAATGCTTCGAGTTGGTGAGGTTGTCCAGGTCTTTGTCTAACACTATCACCTTGAACTAAAACCTCTTGTACAACTTCTGCGGTTTCTGTATCGACCCATTTATAAATGAATTCACCCTCTTGTACATACCAAGTTTCATCTTTAATCATATGGTAGTGCATAGAGAAAGAACACCCCTTTTTAAAAACCAATAATTTTCCACAGTACAATTCGTTATTTTCAAAAATAACTTCATGTCCCCATCCTTTTGGAATCTTACATTCGGGACACTCGTGGGTGTTGATAATCATTGGTTTTTCCATATTACTTAAGTTTGTTAATCCAGTAGTTTAACAGGTCTCTCATAGTTTCTTCAATGGTGTAAGTGGGTTCCCAACCTGTAATATCTTTGAGTTCCGTTGAATCACCAATTTGTACTTGAATGTCGATGGGTCGGTACAATTTTTCATCAATACGTTGTTCGATTTCATCATAGGGGATACCCGATGCTTCGATTAACTTATCTGTGAAGTATTGCATTTTGTGTTTTTCTGTACCACAAACATTAAACACTTTACCATTTGATTCCTCAGTCATCATAAGTAGGTAGTAGGCGTTGACACAATCCCTTACGTCAATAACAACTCTCTCAGTGTTAAGATTACCAATTCTTAGAACCTTTTCCTGTTTACCAAGTACCATTTGAGCGATTTGATATGCATCAGATGAAATAGAGAAGTTAAAACCACGACGAGGTCCTGTGTGAGAGAATGCACGTGTGATAAATCCTTTGATAAATCCATTTTTGAATCTCTCTTGCAAATACAAGTCAATTGCCGCTTTTGATGCTGCGTAGGGGTTATGAGGTGTAAGGGGGTCAGTTGTACTCAAAATTCCACGGTCTTTACACGTATCACCATAAACTTCGGAGGTAGAACAGAACATTAGTTTAGTATCTGTATTATCCAAGCAGGTGATAATATTCATACTTGCAGTAACATTTTCTTCGAATGTCAAAATGGGGTCAGAAAAACTGGTGGGTGGATGTGATTGTGCCGCCAAGTGAAACACACCATCAAATTGGTGGGTTGAGAACAACTTTTGTACACTGTGATAAAGTCTCAAATCGAGATTATGAAAGGTAATTGCATTCAACTCATCAATGGTAAGAATATCCAACAAATCAGTTTGTCTGCCGTTTGGACATCTAATTACCCCGTGAACTTCGTGTCCTTCTTTTAGTAAAAGTTTCGCCAAATTTGGTCCAGCAAAACCTGTAATTCCTGTGATTAAAAATTTCTTTTTCATTTTAGTTTTGATATATCCAGTTTTTCTTGAATATGTTAATAATATGGGAAAAGTCAGGAGGAGTAAACCTTGAAGTTAGATAAAGATTCTCCGATTTTAAATTCAATTTTTCAATAAGGTAATTGAATGATGTGTCCACAATTGATATTTCTTTTGCGTTTTCGATAACTTTTGACCAATCAAAAGGAGTGAATCCATCCACCATTTTAACCTGAACAATTTTGTATTTTCCACTGATGGGAACTTCACGAAAATTATTTGTTGGTGGAGTGCCCCACACGTTTGAAACTAAGGAATATTCTTCACCGTCTGTTAGTCCCAAAATATTATAGTACAACTCATTTTCTTTTTCTAAATTTCTTGTCCAACTGAAGTGGTCTTGCCATCCAAGATAATCTTCTCCCACAAGAGTGTATTTTGCTTCCATACAAGAACCTGGAATTCGTCTGTCTGCAATGTGAAAAGGATAGTATTCCAAATTTTCGTTTTTCACAATGTCATGGTGACCCATAAATCCTTTATGAGGAAAATCCTCGTCAATGGAGAAGAATCTTAATCCATCTTTTTTTATGTAATCTCTAACATAAATCAAAGACGGAAGGGTTGGGAATATAACCTCAAACCCTTCAGAAATTTTTTTATCGACAAATTTTTGAAGAAAGAATATATCACCCAACCCAGCCGGTTGATTAATCAAACAAATTTTAGACATAATGAACTAGGTAGTTTTCAAACAACCAATCATCCAACACACTATATTTTTGTACACGTTCAAAGTTGTCTTTAATTGCATCCATTTTAGAATAGTAAAGTTCGGGTGTTAGAGTACTCAAGTCGTAGGTACCATCAAAGAACAATATTCCATCAGGATTGAAATGTTCCACAATTCTTGATGTTCCCATGTAAATAGGAATAGTCCCCGTAGCGAAACAATCCAAGATTTTTTCCGTGAAGTAAGTGTCGTAGGTATCGTTTTCCGCAGCAAACGAGAACATATAGTCGTTTAAACCAATTTCTTTTTTTGCTATTTCACGAGTACCACGTCCGTATACGTCGATGTTTTCTTTATTTGCCATTGCAAAATCGTGACGAATTTCATGTTGACGAGTCCATCTCTTGTCTGAAACAATCATCGAAGCGAGTTTAGTTTTCGGGTGAATACCAAAATCTGTGATATAACTACCATACGCGGGTGCCCATTTGAATTTGGGGTGAAGTGCCAACAACTCTTGGTTGTGAGTCCAAATTTGTTCGTATGTGTTTACAATTGCATCCAAGTTATTTTTGATGGTATCAATTGCACCACCATCAAATCTTCTTGATTCGATTAACCACAGAAAACTAAGTTTACCATTACTTTTATCATTTACCCCCCTCATTGCATCGTTATCCAAATAGACTGAGATAGGGTTATCATAAGAACCAAAAGCCCACTCAATGTGAACTGGTGGTTTATTCGCGGTGGAACCTTTGTCGTGTGCAAAGTTTCGAGAAAGCATATTAATTTTTACCATAGTTTTTTATTTTAAGAGTCCGTTATCATATACAACATCCAATACAGTCCAATAAGACTCGTAAATGTCTTTATAATATTGTGGACCACTCGGTCCAAACCAAATCGATGGTGCAACCACCTTTTTATTTGGGTTTTGATTTAAAAATGAACCCCACCAAGAGAACGTTGAATTAGAATTGATGTTGTTTTTACACATTGAAATCATCCATAGTTCTTTCCAATCTTCTTCATCAACCACAGTTGAGTTTTCTAATTGTAAGTTTTCTCTAATCCATTCCTTGTCTTCACTAAAAATGAACACGTGTGAATAACCTCCAATTTCAGCAAGGGCTCTATTGATGTATTCAACTGAAATTGATGGGTGAATGTGTGGGTTGTTTTTATAATCTCCCAAACGAATGTGTATGGACAGAGTATTGTCTTGATTCAATTGAGGGTATTTCTCGTAGACTTCATTTTTGAATTCCTCAGTGGGGGAATAGGTTTCTCGGATGTAATCATCATAACCCAAAAAGTTACGACTACTTTGAAAGTATCCGTAAAATTCAGTGGCACGAGTCCAATCTGCAACAATTTCAGAATATTCCCAAGGACCTTCGACCACTCGGTTAAGCGGAGTTTCAATCCAATTGAAATCGAGGTTTCTGAAAATATTGTTTTTATATTCGGGAGTTTGTCTCCCTTGCATTGGTGTCCATGATTCACACTTAAACCTCACAGGTACGTTGTGTTTTTTACCCTGTGCAAGTGCATGTGCGGCTTGGAACATTTGATTTCCAAGTCCTCCCATGAGGAATGCAGTTGAAATAACTTCTGACATTATCTAATTAATTTTTTAAGGGGGGGTTTATTTCTTATGATATTTGCGACTCGTGATTGTTCCGATAAACCTCCACAAGCACTTCCTTCTTTATGGTCATTGTAGGGAGATTCCCCATTATAAACATATAATACGTTAGGGATAAATTTGTAGTTTTCCTCACCAGCCAGTTCCAAAAGTGGAAAAGTGTATGCCACATCTGCACCTGACCTGAAGTATTCACCATTGGTTTCTTTGAAGTTTTCCAACGGAATATTTTTCCACAAAAAAGATTTCCAAGTCCTCAAATGTGAAAACCGAAAAGCATCTCTACGAATTGAGTTTGGATTACATTTAGAGGAAAATCCTTTCATACCATTAGAATACATAAAGGAACCGTTTGTGAGCCACACTGATGGGTCTTGATATGTTTTTTCAATCTCACTCAAAACTGTAGGAACATATAGCCAATCATCCCCATCTAATTCGATTACAATGTCCTCGTCATCAAAGGTTCTGATTAATTCATCTAAGTTTCTAAGTTTGAATTTTTTTTCTGAGTTTACCGCTATTTTGAAACGAGGGTCAGTACCAATGAGTTTTTTTATTTTTTCTACAGTATTATCTGTAGACATATCATCAATAAAAAAAACCTCAAAGTTTGTATGTTTTTGCATTAAAAGAGACTCAACACATTTCCCAATGTACTTTTCCGCATTCCAAAAACAACTAACAACTTTTATCACGACAATATTTTTAAATACTCTTCTTTAATTTGTTTTGCAACATTTTCTGAGTAGAATTTCTCGATATCCTCAGGAGATGAAGTTTTTTCTTTTGAAATAATATCACCATTTTCGTTGACTTTGTAAATCCAACTGTCTTTACCACTCATCCAACTTTCGATTGTGGTTCGACCTAATTGAATTCCTGCAGTTTCGTATGCACCTTCGATAAAAGGTTTTAGATTCCAAGTTGATGGAAAATGTTTAATGGATGGGTTATTCAAATAACTTTTTAAATAAATGGATTTGTCCTCTCCGACCAACCAAAGTTCTTTTCCTAATGATATGGCATATTCTCCAGCATCTTTAATTGCAAACTCCCTCAGGTAGTCGATAGTACCAACGAATAGAATATAACCATTTTCTTTTTTAGGTAATGTAGGGAACTTGTTTTTGTCGATTGGATTATAAATTACTGAAACCTTATTTTCATCAATACCAAATTTACTTACAATATGTTCTTTGATTTCAGGTCTGATTGCTATGTAATGTTTAATTGAATCGTGAATAATTGGGTCTTCCAACTCAATTACCTCAGAGTGAATGGAAGCAATTTTATCTATATTGGGATACAAATTTATAATTCTTTCCATCACGGGTTTGTGTTGAATATGAATTATATCGAAGTCGACCTCACTTGTTTTATAAAGTGTTGTTGGGTTTGAAGGTTGTGGATTACCGTCAGGACCCATTACTAACCATTTACCATCACCCATTTTAAAACCAGGGGCTTCTTCGAAAGACAGACATTTGATTCCCTCTTTTTTTGCCAAATCAGTAAGAGGTCCACCAATTTGTGAAAGAACTGTTACCTCACAATTTTGTTTTTTAAGTGATTTTGCCAACTCATAGACATAAACCTCAGACCCAGTAAAAGTTCTAAAAAACATAGAAGAAATAAGGACTTTCATTTTATGCTTGGGGTCAAACGGAACTTTAACAGGTAAACTATTTTCGTATTTTTTTACGAAAAGAGTTCTATTATCTTCCCACTGTTGGTTGGTTTCTCCAATTGATTTGTGGGTTATCCGAATATTTGTGCATACACCGACCTTAACACCATTCAAATAATTTTCCAAACAGAACGGTAAGTCGTAAAAGTGAAATCCTTCAAACTCTTCGAGAAACTGACTTTTGATTCTTTTCTTATGAATAGAAATAAAAACACCATCAACAATTACAACTTCTTTGATTTCATTTCCTAAATTCGAGGAGTATGTTGAGGTCCATTTTCTTCCTTCACTTTCGTGATTTACAATACCAAACATTTTTGAACGGTCTTCCCACCACCTACCACTTTCAGGTAATTTGGGTGTTCCCGCGACACCAATAATACCAAATTCAGTTTTCTCAAAGTTCCTTAGAACTTTTGAATACCATGCGTTGGTGTCAAAATAGATATCATCGTGACACAGTATTACAATATCACTTTTAGATTCTGAAATAATTTCATTATAAACTTCTGACAGAGATTTACTTCCGTCATTAATTTTTTCTATTACTTCAACGTGATTTGGGTTACCCGACGATTTTTTAAAATACTCTATTAGTTCGGGTTTATGTGAGCGAGTTGAATAACCTACTGTAATCATTATATTCCTGTACTTCCAAATCCATTTATTCCTCTGTCTGAAATTCCTAAGTTATCTTTCTCAGTTAGCCTAACTTTTTTTCCATTATAGACAGGGCAGAGTACCGCTTGACCCACTTTTTGACCTTTTTGTATTGTGACGGCATAGTTGTTCATATTCATAACAATAACTTTAATTTCACCCAAATACCCACAATCAACAGTTCCTGGACTATTCAGAACCATCAGTCCTTGGTTGATTGCCAAACCACTTTTACTTCTAACTTGAATTTCTGTCCCATCGGGTACTTGGAATGCCAAACCAGTTGGGACAAGTACTCGAGCAAATGGTTGAAGACTAACTTCTTCGACACTATACAAATCAAATCCCGAATCTAATTCATAGGCGTATTTTGGTAAAACCGCATCAGAGTGTAACTTCATAAATGGGAGTTCAACAATTAGGAGTTCCTTATTCATGTATTTATCTAACTCATTTAATCCTTCTTCTAACTTTTTTTCATCCTCAGATAAGTTTTCTTGGGTTGAGTCAGGGTTAAAGGTAAGTTGTTCAATTTCATCGATGAGTTTTCGTAGTTCAGCATCAATGAGATTGTTCAAATCATTATCGTCCTCAGGGTAATTTAGGTTATCTTGGTGGTCGTTCATTTTAATGATTTTAATTTTTGAATTACATCTACAAGTACTTGAACATCACGTTCACAGTATTCTGCGATTTCGGGTAACATATTTTTATTCCAATATGCGTCATGTACTTTTGAACCTGTTACTTCACCCTCTTTAGGTGAGGGTACATCCATACATGCACACAATAAATCCAACGAACCGATGGCGGTATAAGCCCCAAATTGCCAAACTTCTTTGGTATCAATCGCTTTTACTTCCCACGGTTTAGTATCGTAGGAAGGAAGAATCGAGGGTGGTAGTAAGTTTTGAATCAACATACGTTTAGCCAACATAGGGATATCAAAATTCTTCAAATTATGTCCACACAACCAAAAATCCAATCTACCACATCTATCGAGAAGATTTTGACAATCCTTTAATAATTGATGTTCGTCATCACCGGCAAATGTCTGTTTTTTAATTTCTCCGTTGTTTAGAACAAAGGCAACACTTACACAAACAACTTTAGCAAATTCAGGTACTAACGCCGCTCGGGTGGCAAAGACAATATTTTTTTGGTCCGACTCAATTTCCTTGTCTTCGGGAAATCGTTTCAGGAACCAATCAAAATACTTGTCAAATTGGTCTGCAATACGTGGATGATTTTTTCTTAAGTCATCGTAGTTTTTTTCCAAACCAACGGTCTCGATGTCAAGAAAAAGTATTTTATTTATTGGGGTTTTAATCATCGTTAAAAATTATTTAATTAAACTTTTGTAAAAATCAGCTCGGTCTCGTGTCACGATATTCAAATCGTATTTTTTACTAACAGTTTCATATAACCTTTCACCCATATCTTTAACAAGGTTAGGATTTTTTTGAAGTTTGATTATAAACTTAGCCCAATCACCATGATTTCGATTTTCGTCAACCAATAATGCGTTACCGTCAGTGAATTCACCATTCTTCAAACAGTGTTTCAAATCTAAAGTGTAGGGACCCAAATTTGTTGCAATAAGAGCCTTTTTGTAGAATCCTGCCTCAATAACTTTTAGTTGGGACTTCATTCTGTTGAACATATGATTTTTGATTGGTGCCAAAGATACATCAAATTTTGCATAGTTTTTTGCATAAGAGGTAACAGGTAGTGTCCAAACTCGACGGTAAGACTCATTTCCAAACTCTGTGTGTTCGTCTTGGGTATACTTTTTCAAAACTTTTTCGAATTCAGGACTTACGTACTTGTAGTTTTGGGTAAAAATTTCCTCATAACGAGCCCAAACAGTCTCTTCGGGTTTAATGGGTCGTTTTTTATGTTCTCCAGTTTGTCCATTAATTTCTGTAATAGTACCTCTGGTGTCAAATCCACATAGAACAAATTGTAAGTCTTTGTAGTTCTGTGAAAGTTTTGCGAATGAAGAATCCAAAAGTTGAAGGTCACTTAAGTGAGATGAACCCCCTAACCAACCTACACGAAGTTTGTCCGATTCAATAGTTTTTTCTTTGAACTGAGGTTCATCAGGGTTGATTGCGTTGGGTAAGACAAAAACATTTTTATTGTATTTTCTAATTTCATCCGCAAACAACGAAGTTGTAGTGGTTACCCAATCTGACTGCTTAATACTACGTACAATCTTTTCGTTGATTTTATTGTACATAATTACATCATAAATTGGGTGGTCTTTTGTTGGATTCCAATAGTCATCCATGTCACAGACAGTGACAATACCCAAACCCTTAAGTTTTTCAATTAACTCATAAGACCTATCAAAGTCATTTGTAATACTACGGTGATAGACAACAATTTGGAATTTTTTATAAAACTCCAAATCCTCGAGTGGGGGATTTAAGTCAATTTCGACAAAAAAGTCTTCTGAAAAATTATTTTGTAAAAAGATGTGTGGTTCGATGGAACGAAATTTTCCAACACCAAATCTGTCAGATGGTACAACCAATACGTTAATTTGCGGCATGTATTCTATTTTAGTTCCCTAAAATATACGAATTCAATTCACAAATGAAAAGTACCTAAGATAACTTTTTAATCTTCGTGAGTTTACCCTCAAAAATATGCTTTCCCACTTGGAACTTGAAACTCTCGTTTGACTTTTCAGCACCTTCCATCAAAATACCATTTTCAGATAAAACTTCTTGAACCACCTCTTTCAACATTCTTCTCAAATCATTGTTTTGGGGTTGGGTTGGAATTGATTGTTCTTGAACGGTGGATTGTTTTTTTCCCATCAATCTCGAAGCCTTTTCGACCAATTCATCAGAAAGTGTAACACCACCACTCATTGACGTGGGTTGTTCGATGGGGTGTTCTATCATCAACTTTTTGATTGCGTCAGGAAGTTTTGAGTTTTTAATTGCCTCAGCAGATGCCACAGGATATCCTTTGTTTAGGAATGGACTCGAAGGCATTGAAGGCATAGATGGTGCGGAAACCATTTGTTGTGATTCCGCCATAAACTCTTGTGGTATGTTATACTTTGCTTGAGGTGCATCGTAATTTTCCAATACAGTATTGGCTTTTGGTTTTGGTGCAGAACCTTTATCCATTTGGCTATGTCTATCCATAATAGCCTTTGATAACATAATTTTTTCTAAATCCATTTCTTAGAACTTTGCAATAATAATAATACTTGTCATGTCTTTGTCACCAGTTGGATTGAAATTTGGTCTCGGTGTATCAAAATTTTCACCTGACGGTTTGTATGACAATATTTTATCGAGTTTAAATAATCTCCATCCCGGCATTGGTCTTGTACCCAAGTAACCCCTGTGTGAAGCACCTTCTTCATCCCACGCCCTTAAGACTAAGTTACCTCTTTTACTTCTACCTAAGGCTACGGGCTCAATCAAACGTAAACCACGACCTCCGGGTTCATCACCATCGTAGTACATAATGATTTTCTGTTTGTCTTCAATAGATTTTCTAACCGAATCCACAGATGCGATTTCAGTTATTAATGACTTGAAGACTTCAGTAAGTTTCATTAGAAGTTAGGGTAAGTTTTAAATTTGTTATATTTGTTGATTTTTATATCATCTTTCCTTTCGAAGATATCCACACTTGTTCCTGCTGCATCGTTATAAACATCAAGAAAAGCACCTGTACCTCTTCCCATATCATCACCATCAGCCAATGCTTGAGGGTTTGTCACACCGTATTCATCAGCACCTTGCTTGAAGTCGTTACGGGTGATTAATTTTTTTCTTTCCACATCAGCAATTGCTGTGAGGTTATTTTGTTCAGTTTGATTTAAATCTAAAGGTTCGTAAACCTTGGGGTTATTTGCTGGCATTAGATTTTGGAGATTAATTCATTTATCCTTTTTAAACTTTCAACAACAGTTTGTTCATAAGTTGCTGTGGCATGTTTTTGTGAAGTTCTTTTGTGTTCCTTAGAAGGTCTTGATAAATCCTTCACATTATTTTTGAAATCGTTTGAGTTCACTTTTGCATCTTCGGGTTTGGTATCTTGTTGATTATTTTGGGTATTGTTTCTCATATTCGATAGAGTGTTGTTAACCCAATTTCTCATCAATACACCACCATTCAAAATAAATGGAAGTTCTGTTGGTTTCCCTTTGTATGTGTCGAAAAAGTTTTTGATTCTTTTGAGTTGTTTGTATGTGATTGATTCTTGACCTTGTAATTCTTGATTACGTCTAAATCCATCTGTGTTGTTGTCAGCCCCTTGTGCCTGTGCAAAAGAGTTTCTTAAGTGTTGTTTAATTTCTTTTGGAATTAACACTTCTCCCGATGCCGAGTTATAAAGACCACTATTCATTATCCTTAGGTATATGTTTTTTAATCAAATCCATTATTTCAATTTTCGTTAAAATATCTTTGGGACTTTTTCTATCTACTACGTCTTTCTTTTTCTTTTTTCCAACCAAAATATCTTCAATTATTTTGGCCATTTGTTCTTTTTGAATACGTTTCATCATTTCCTTTTCTTGAAGACGTATTTTCATATCACTACCCTTTTTCTTGTTTTTTTGTGATATGTTTGGGTCTTTACCAAACTCAATGGCTCTTTCTACAGGATTGTCAACACCCATGTCCTCCAAAGTTTTGATGGTTTCCTCAGGGGACATATCTTTTGTTTCTTCATAACCAAAAGCAGCTGACATATCCTCTTCTTTGACCTCACTTTCAGAATAATAAGTTCTTCCACCTCTATAACTCCACGCCAAGTAGTTTCCTGGTTGGGTTGCTGCCTGAACCGTTTGGTCCATAGTTTTTCTTGGGTGTAAACGAGGGTCCAAAATTGGCACATTTGAGTTAGACAAAGTTCCATCAGAATTTACCAATTCTTCAATTTCTCCCTTCAATTCGGGGGTGGACTTTTTCTTTTTACTATTAATTAATTTATTGAGGTGATTTTTAAGTTTCTCAATTTTGTCTTTGGGCACTTTGATGTACTCATCTTTCTTCCTAGCCTCCACAATGGTATTGGCAACGGAAAACCATAGATGTCCACCGTCCTTCTTTTCTCTTAGAAGGAAATAATAATTTGAACCGAAATATTCCTCGTTTAATTTCAGCATACTTTTTTACTATAAATACTCAAAAGAAGGGTATTTATCATATAGTTTATGGCATACCAAAATCTCAATCAATACAATTATAGAAAGATTGGTCTTAAACCCGTCAATGAAATAACAGATTTCTGTTTGGCAGATGACGCTCGAGACTTTAATCAGGAGGTTATTTTTTCTCCGTTATTGATTGCTGAAGATGATGGTAATAGAATGCCATTCAAATTTGATTTCAATTCAACGGGGACAACCATATCACCGTTAGTTGATGATTTTAGATATGATACAGTAGTTTCAGAAAACTTTTATAATCCTGACAATATAGACCCTAATTTTTGTCCTAAAACTACAGAAATTTGTGATGTCGGTTTGACAGGTATTGACAACGGACTTACTAAAGAAATGTCGGGAATAACAATGACCGCTTTCACCGGACTTTACACAACCACCGCAGAAACTTACAACCGATACATTTACGACCGAAGATTTAAGATGCATCCTATTTCAGGAAACACAACCCCTGAAAATAGATTGTGGAACGATGATTCATACTCATATGGTTTGAGTTACGTCAATGCTGGTGGTGATATCGGAACCGTGGCGCAATTAAACGGTGGATTCTACCAAGGTTTCTACAAACTTCAAGGTTATGACTATGAAGTTCTCCCAACTAGGATGAGTCAGGGATGGACTGTTGAAATGATGTTGAAGTACCGATTCACAGGTGATACCAATGTTGGATTAAATGCTCGTTATCCAGAAAACAAGGGAACTTTTTTCTTTATGGGTTCTCGAGCCGAAAACAAATTTTATCACTATGCAGATGGTAGTCCATCTTCTGATACTGGTTACACCCGAGTAACTTCAGGACTTACTTGTATGCACACCTGTGGTTGTTCCATAACGGGGGGGACAGGTGCAGATTGTATACCTGTATACCAACCGTCGGGTGTCACATCTTCGAATTGTAATTGTGGTTGCCCTTGTAGTTGTTCGACAGAAGCATCTGTGAAAGAATTGGACCCACTTTACGATGGTGTGTCTAATGCAATGTCCATCAGATTTAGTGGTGATACTGGTAACCCGAGAGTTTGTGTTAAAGAATACCTTATCACAGGAAGTTGTATTCCCTCAGGAAGTTGTCTTACAGCCACTACATTTGTTACTGGTGTTACTACCGTCGAGTGGTGTTCTACAAGAGGAATTTTCGAAGATTGTAAATTCACACCATATATCAACTTAGAACATTGGGTACAGATTGATGCCGTATTTGAGAGAAACGCCTATTACGATTGTAAGGATTTAGATTATTTAGGAGGGTTAGGTCAGATTGAAAAAGAAGTTTTCACAGCATCTTCTGCCAATAATAGTGTTAGTTTGGTTATACCACCAATAACCCACGAAGAGGGTTATGATGATTACAAACCCGCAAAGACAACTGAAGTTCATATAAACGACCTTTGGTTACAAGAAAGGGAATATCGTTTAGGTAAATTAAAAGTTTTTGTAAACGGAAAACTTTTAATGGTGTGTGAAGATTTTGAGGAAATTATCCCAAGACCACTAAACACATATAAAGAAAGACAAGTTGGCGTTCCTTTTAATATTTCTGTGGGTGGGGGAACCCAAGGTTTGAAAGACAATCTGACCTTTTCAGGTGGATGTCCCGCAGAATTATCAGAAATTGTTTATCAACAAGACCCTGAATGTTTAACCACAGAAGATTTGGACAACACAATATATTCGGGTTTGTCAACAAACATTTATTTAGAAGAAATTTTTGGTGGAAGTTTTATTGGTGCGATAAGTGCATTTAGAATGTATGTTGAACCTTTGGATGCGTCCGAAGTTAAACACAATTTCAGATTATTAAAAACCAAATATGGTTTGTTAGACCCTGATTGTCCTGATTGTGCAATCATAGTACCATTCAACGACTTAACCTATTTGGTTATACCTGATGAAGATTTGGTTTACTTAATAATACCTGATGATGATTTGGGTTACATTTTGATTCCTGAAAATGATTTAACGTACGAAATTATTTTAGAAACAACTACGCCAACTCCAACACCAACTAATACTCCCACAGAAACACCAACTAATACACCTACAGAAACACCAACTAATACACCAACTGTAACCCAAACTCAGACGCCAACGAATACTCCTTCTGTTACCAATACCAATACAACGACACCCACTCAAACCGCAACAGTGACTCAAACACCAACTAATACTCCGACAAATACTTTAACCCCTTCACCAACGGCCACTGTTGGTTTAACACCAACCGCAACTCAGACTCAAACGTCAACGCCAACTGAAACCCCAACAAACACACCAACAGAAACGGTAACATCAACACCAACCGAGACTCCAACGAATACACCAAGTGAAACTGCATCTAGTACCCCAACACCTACTCCCACAGAAACTCCAACTAACACAGTAACACCCACTCCGACCGAGACCCCAACTCCAACACCAACTTTGCCGAATGAGGGATTCCTTCTCCAAGAAGATTTGTTTATGATTCTTCAAGAGGATGGTTTCGGAATTTTGATTGAACCAATTCAAGCAACACCCACACCCACACCAACACACACTCAAACACCAACACCAACTGTTGGGACGGTAACAATTGAGTTGGAAGGTGAATATTCACCTGGGTCAATTAATGCTCTCTACATTGCAACGGCAAATACAACATTGAATTCGGATGTTGAAATATTTTTTGTTGATGAATTGGGAACAACAACAGGTTCTCCTATTTCTCTGAGTGGTTCCGTTATTATAACTTCAGGTTCAAGTGTTGGAACGAGTTATTATACAATTGCCGGTGATTACGATGAATTGAACAAAGTTTCAAACTTTAGTGGAATTACTTATGTAGTTACTGGCTCGAGCATAAATGTTCAAGTTAATACCAATTCAGTTTTTGATGTTACACCAACCCCAACTGAGACGACAACTAACACACCAACACCAAGTGTTACACCAACCAATACAAACACGTCCACTTCAACACCCACAACGACACCTACAACTACACCAATAGATTTAAATGATGGATTGATATTGGACATTGACGCATTCAATACATCGAGTTATCCTGGAAGTGGTACTACGGTTCAAAGTTTGGTGGGTAGTTATCCACACACTCTGACAAATGGAGCGTCATATCAAGAAGTTGATTGTATCAAATACTTTGATTTATCTTCTTTAGGTTATTCCCTTTTGGCAAATACCCCTGGACCAACCTTACCAACAACTGGATACACTTATGTTTCTTGGGCTAAGATTCAAACAAATTCAACAATTTTTAGAACTTTGTTCAGAACAAGTCCTCTTGACCACCCAATTTTAGTTGAACAAGGAACCGATAACTTAGGTTTTTGGGATAATAATGGTGATAACTTTATGGATAGTGGATACGATGTTACAAGTATTGAAGAGGTTTGGGTACAATACTCAGTTGTTGGGGACAATTCAACAAGTATCTTCTACATAAACAACACCCAAGTTGGTTCCACTGTTAATGGTGGCGCTGGTGGTAATCTTCACAATGTGATAGGAAATACTGGTGGCACTGTCGGGTCAGACCAATATTGGGGTGATGTATCAACCGTCAAATTATATGGTAGAAAGTTGTCTTTATATGAAATTTCACAACTTTATGATGAGTACAAAGACAGATATACAGGTGTTTGTCCTACACCAACAGTTACGCCAACTAATACTACAACCCCAACTCCTACTGTAACACCAACAAATACAGTATCACCTACTCCATCACCAACTCCGACACCAACAAATACTGTTACACCCACCACAACTACGACTTTAACATCTACAGTTACTCCAACACCATCATCAACACCCAGTATTGTAACATCTAACTTACAACTTTATTTATCACCAGGAAGTTATTCCGGGTCTGGAAGTGTTTGGGATACTTCTATTGGCTTAATTGATGCCACATTAACGGGTAGTCCGTCTTATAACCTTTCAAGTGGATTTACATTTAATGGGACAACTCAATACGGAAGAATTTCTAGTGTAGATGGGGTGACCAATTTTACCGGTCCTCAAAATTACACGGTCGAAATTTGGTTCAGGCCAGACTCTGGGCAACCGAGCGCAACATTATCAACAATTTTTGAAAAGTGGAACCAAACCAGTCAATCGAGATATCCATATGTATTCAGATTCAATGAAACAAGTGGAACTGTCCAAGTTGCTGCTTATGACGGAACAAATAACCCGACAACATCTATAGCAGGTTTCTCTACGGGTGAATGGTATCAATCAGTTGGGGTTTATGACTTCGGAACACAAATTTTGACTCAGTATAAAAATGGGGTGTCAGGTTCCACTGTGAGTTTGGTTGGTTTAGGAAATATTGGAAACACAAGCTCAGTAGGTATTGGACATAGAATTTCAACAGCCGGAGGAACACAATTTATGTTTAAAGGAACAATTGCAATTGTTAGAATTTATGATAATTCACTAACAGATGCTGAAGTTTTACAAAACTTCAATGCCGATAAATCCAAATACGGACTCTAATATTTATAAAATAAAATGCCTAATTTACCCATATCTCAATTACCTCTAACGACAACCGCAAACACTGAAGATGTAATTGCGATTGTCAATAATGGGGTTACCAAACAAATTTCAAGAAATAATTTTTTAAATAACATTCCTGACTTTTCAGGTAATACCGATAATTTGGGTGGCTCAACAATGAGAACCATTTATTCAAGGACAAATGTTATAAATTATGTTGAAGGGGAAGATGCGGATTTGTTTAGTGGTTCAACTAATTTTGGTTCGAGAAATTTTCCGTTAGAGTTTTTTACAAATAGTGTCAATTATGTTGATAAAATTCTTCATTTTAGGACTACAGGAAAATGGGGTGGAAATGATAGTTCACCAGAGATTCAAGTTTCGGTTTTATTTGGTTCGGATACACTAACTACATTTACAGTTTCAGGGACGGATACCTCGCAAGCAAATAATCGTCCTGCGGAAATTTACGGAGAAATAATTTTTAGTGGTGGGAATGCTGTTGCATGTTATTCAATTGGATGGTGTGATAGTCAGGGAGAGTTTAAAAGATATGCACTATCTGACGCATCTACACCAATTGATGTAACAGGATTCGGCGGTGGTGATTTCAAATTAATAATGGGTAGTAATACTACAAATGATTTTACCTCTTACTTGGGTTACATTCAAGTTTGGAATTAAAATTTTTTTAAAAAAATGTCGTGTTTATACTACAAAATAACAAATTATAATTCCCGACAGGACGGTTATTATAAATGGACGGGATGTACAGGTAGTGTAAACTTATCACAAATCGCACCCTTATTTTCCGAAAATATTTGTGCTCAATCCATTATTGTTGAAGAGTATGGAGCCCCTCTAACAGTTGTCAATAACGGTCTTTGTCCGTCACCAACCCCCACACCAAGTATAACCCCCACTGTAACTCCGACAGTTAGTTTGAGTTGCACACCCATAACCCAAACTCCAACACCCACTAACACAGTCACACCTTCAACAACACCTTCACCTTGTTTTGTACAAAATTTAAGAACTGGCGGATATTATCAGGATGTGTGTCAGACTATCAATCAATTTGGTGGATTTCCAGCAAATGTTACTGTCTATTCCGCAAAGCCATTTCGTCAATTAACGGTCGGGGACCACGTGTATGGTAACCGAGAATTTACAATACCACCAGTTGGTGCAAACTTTACAATTTCTGATGGAGTAAAAATAATACAAATTAGTGGTACATTAATAATCAATACAGGTGTGTGTTGATAAAAACTAATTGAAGATATTGAGTATTTATTGTTATGGCTTTAGGTATAAGAATTTTAAGTGAAAATTTAAGTGGACAAACAGTAAATGTTACTTATTTACCATCTTCGGGTGGTACTATTGACTTGGGTACCCAAGTAATTCCATTTAACTACTTGAATCCATACTATTTTGGTGAATATGAAGTTTATTCTCCCACCTATGGTTATACATACACTTTAGAGGTTCCAGGTCCTTCACCCACACCCACACCAACACCTTCATCAACTCCGACCCCAACACCAAGTGTTACTACATCGGAGACACCGACTAATACGCCTACCACAACACCAACAGAAACACCAACAAGTACACCTACAGAAACTCCAACACCAACGGCAACATCAACAAGAGCCGTGTTCCTCGTATCCACAGGTTCAACTTCGATTGAGGCTTGCGGTGGTTTATCATCCACAATACTTTATGGTGATAATGCTGATTTTGATACAAACATTCAGTTCTTTAACACGCCAGCCGGACCTTCAACAATTGACCTCACAGGATTTTACAGTTACAACTCATTAGTTGTTGAACTCAATTACGATGGTGAAGAAATCGGAGGATTTAGTATTTGTGCAACACAAACAAGCACCCCAACCCCCACTAATACACAAACACCAACACAGACTCCAACTAATACGGCATCACAAACAAGTACTCCAACCCCCACAAGCACAGTTACACCAACAACAACAATCGGGTTCTATACCTATTTTGTTGGGTCGGGTAGCACATTTAATGATGCATGTTACAATTATTCAACATCTCCATTCAATGTTTACGCCCCTTTATCTGGAGGAGTTGGACCAAACATTTATGAAATTATTTATGATACTGCCGGTACACCACCAACAAACACTGTTGGTGATGGATTCTATTCTAATGGTGTTTATGTCTTTGAAGTAAGTGGTGGTCAAGGTGAAATTATTTTTGTTGACCCAAATGGATGTGTTGATGCACCCACTCAAACTCCAACTCAAACCCCAACTCAGACTGTAACCCCAACTAATACGAATACTCCTACACCCACAACTACACCACCAACGAGAACATCTTTTAGTGTTTACTCAGGTACAACACTGAATGAGGCTTGTGCAGAATCTAATGGGCCTATTGTGGTATATGGTAATGATTCTGTTTGGGGCGATGTTACCGCAGTTATTAATGTTGCGACAGGTCCTGCAACCATTGACATGTCAGGATTTTATAATTTTGGTGGAATCACTATTGAGGTAGATACTAATGGGCAACAGTTATCAACGTCGCTTTGTATTACCCAAACACCAACCGCCACTCCTACATCAACACCTACAATGACTCCAACCAATACGGAAACCCCAACTTCAACACCAACCGAAACACCAACTTCAACACCAACTGAAACACCAACTTCAACACCAACCGAAACACCAACAAATACGCCCACAAACACAGAAACTCCAACTAATACCCCAACAACCACAGAGACTCCAACTAATACCCCAACACCATCACCAACTGACACAAGTAATATTTTTATTTTTAATAATAATCCTAACGGGGTATCGATTAATCTTTACTCAGCAACATATTCTTCAAGTTTACCAACACTCCCAATAAATCCCGGTGGTTCCTCCTCGGCGAATTATTCGTCGGACATTTTATCAACTGACCAAGTTATAATTGGAACGACTGGAGGTTCAGGTACATACACACTTTCTTGGGAAAAGAATGGGGTACCTGTGAGTAGTGTAAGTCAAACCGCAGGTCAAGCAGTGACCCCATCGTTAGGGGTTGGGTTTACATACCCATCCGATATCCTGACTTTGATTCTTACATAAAAGAGTTTTTCAAACAAACCTTCAATTCAATATATTTATTAATAAAACAAAAAAAAATGGCGTGTAAAAAGTATATTTTGACAAACACTACCAATTCTAACGGTGTGTTTTCTTATCAGGAGTGTTCAAACCAAATGTGGGTTTATGACGTTCTTATTAGTCCAGGAACAACTTTAAACATTTGGTTGACGACGGGTACTTACAGCACTGCTTCACAGAATATTATAACAGTTAACGATTTGGGTTCGTTCCCATTTCCTGTAACCCCAACCCCCACTCCAAGTAACACACCAACTTTGACCCCTACACCAACAAACACATCAACTTCAACACCAACGCCAACTAACACAGAGACTCCGACAAATACCCCTACGGAGACACCTACTAACACGCCAACAGAAACTCCGACTAATACACCAACAGAAACCCCAACTAATACTCCAACAAACACTACATCCCCAACACCAACTCCTTCAGTAACTCCACCATCGAGAACACCATTCTCAGTTTATACTGGTACTACACTGATTGATGCTTGTTCTCAAATTTCGAGTACAATTACGGTCTATGGTAATGATTTAGTATGGGGTGATGTGACTGCGGTTGTAGACGTTGCCACGGGTCCTGCAACAATCGACATGACAGGTTTCTATAATAATAATGGAATTGTTGTAGAATTAGATAGCTCGGGACAAGTTCTTTCAATATCACTTTGTGTGACTCCAACACAAACCGCAACTAACACTCCAACACCGACAGAAACACCAACGAATACTCCAACCCCAACGGGAACTGCGACGAGTACACCAACTCCGACGGAGACCCCAACAAATACACCAACTCCGACGGAGACCCCAACAAATACACCAACTGAAACACCAACTCCGACACCAACAATTTCGTATTGGGTTTATTCTCTGACTTCGGGTAGTACTGCGGTTGACGCATGTACGAGTGTAACAACCTACACCTTATACTCTAGTTCGACAGAACCACAGGGTCCAACAGTTGGTGAATTTTTATACTTTGACACCGCACTTACAAATCCAGCAAATAATGGATGGTGGGGTAATGGAAGTTCTGCGTTCGAGGTGGATAGTAATATTGGTTCACCTGGACAAATACTTACAGAAGAACCTTGTTAAATTAGACCCCTCCTTAGTGAGGGGTTTTTTGTTATAAAAGATTATTCAGTTTATCTGTGTTGTGTTTATTTTTTGTTTAAAATTATTATTTGATGAAAATATTTGTTCAGATTGCCTCGTATAGAGACCCGCAATTAATTCACACGTTAAGAGATATGATTGTCAATGCCAAACGACCTAAGAATTTACGATTTGGTATTGCTCGTCAATTTCACCCCGAAGACAAGTTTGACGATTTGACGGAATTTGTTAAAGATAAAAGATTTAGAATTTTAGACATACCTTATCAAGATTCGAAGGGAGTTTGTTGGGCTCGTAATTTGACTCAACAATTGTACGAGGATGAGGAATACACAATGCAAATCGATTCTCACATGCGTTTTGCACCGAATTGGGATGACGAGATGATTAAAATGATTAAACAACTTCAGAAGAAGGGGCATAAAAAACCTTTGCTGACAGGTTATGTTTCATCTTTTGACCCTGATAACGACCCCGCTGGTAGAGTTCAGGAACCGTGGAGAATGGTATTTGACCGTTTTATTCCTGAAGGAGCTGTTTTCTTTCTACCTGAAACTATTCCTGGTTGGAAGGAACTGAAAGAGCCTATTCCCGCAAGATTTTATTCAGCTCACTACGCATTCACTGTTGGTCAGTTTTCTACTGAAGTTCAACATAATCCTGAATACTATTTCCACGGTGAAGAAATCTCAATCGCTGCGAGAGCATATACTTGGGGTTACGATTTATTTCACCCCCATAAAGTTTTGATTTGGCACGAATATACACGAAAGGGTAGAACCAAACAATGGGACGATGACAAACAATGGGTGGATAAAAATAACAAATCACACCTTACTAATAGAAAACTTTTTGGGATGGATGGTGAAACTCAAGAGGGTCATGATGGTCCATTTGGTTTCGGTACTGAAAGAACTCTTAGAGATTACGAAAAATATGCAGGAATTCTTTTTGAAAATCGTGCAGTTCAACAATATACGTTAGATAAACACTACCCACCGAATCCTTACAATTATGAAACTGAAGAGGATTGGAAAAAAGATTTTGCACAAGTGTTTAAACATTGTATTGATGTTGGTTATGCAAGTGTTCCCGAAAAAGATTATGACTTTTGGGTGGTTGCTTTCCACGGGTCAGATGATAGTACTTTGTTCAGAAAAGATGCGGATAAGGCAGAAATCAATCGTATGATGAATGACCCCGATAAGTATTGTAAAATTTGGAGAGAATTTCAAACCACACAAAAACCAACATATTGGGTTGTTTGGCCACACTCGGAATCAAAAGGATGGTGTGACCGTTTAACGGGAAATTTGTAAGATGAGAATACAAGATATACCAAAATTTGTTGTCAATTTAAAAAGACGACCTGACCGACTAGAACGATTCCAAAAACAAATGGAATACTTGGGTTGGGATTATGAAGTCTTTGAAGCAATTGACACAAATTCATATATGGGAATTACAAAATCTCAGTTGGCAATTATTCAGATTGCAAAAGAAAGAGGTTACAAAAAAGTTATGATTATGGAGGATGATTGTGAAATCATGCCATACGCAACTGATTTTGTGGAAAAACTTAATTCTCAAATAGAAGATGTTGAATATGCGGTCTTGAACTTGTCACCAACTTTAAATCGTCATGTTAACAAGTCTGAAAAATATCCTCTTCTTTTAGATATAACAAATCTTCCCGAGAAACAAGACCCTAATCACAGGGATATCTACGCGGCAAATATGATTATTTACGATGAAAAAATTTACGATGAAATGTTTAAAATTTCCGATGTTGCGTTTCAGAGTGGTGATTTTTATTATGCGTTAGATGATTACACTTTTCAGTTTGTGGTACAAAAATATCAAAGTTACTGTCCGGTGGTACCCATTTGTACTCAAGGGAATGATTGGTCAGATATATCACAAGGAAATTATAATAATTTTTATCTTCAAACCTACAATTGGAATTTGTTTAGTCCCACTAAAATTCCAAGTGTTTTTTGTAACGCAGAGTTAAATAAACAAAAAAGAGACCAAATGATTAAAGAAACTATCGATGTCAACTAAATTTATAACCTGTATTTATAGTGATTTGTCAGGTACCGAATTCGGTGGTAGAGCTTCAAGAGGTGGTCATTACCGTTGGAGTTTACTTTCCTTGTTAAAAATTACCGACGCAGATTTTTTATGTTACACTTCCGAAAGAGAAATCGAATTGTTGAAAAACTTTTTTTATTCTGACCACCATATTGATGAAAATAGATTAAAATTCGAAATTTTTGACATTTCCAAAACAAAATTTTTTGATTTAATAAATGAAGTGAAAAATGTTGAAGAAACAAAAAGAGGTGACAGATGTGTTGAGATTCAATATTCTAAGTTTCATTGGTGGTGGAATGAGGATAAATCATATGATTATTATTACTGGATAGATGCTGGCTTATCTCACACGGGTTTAATCCCCAACAAATATTTGAACAGTACAGGTTCCGAAAGAAGATATTATGAGTCATCTTTGTTCAACAATGAGTTTTTGAAAAACGTTATAGAAGATACTGGTGATAAATTTTTGTTATTAGCAAAAGAAAATGTAAATTATTATTGGTCAGGGACAGTCCATCGAAAGTGGTATACAGATTATGACCCAAGTCGTCATGTCATTGGTGGAATGTTTGGTGGACACAAATCAAAATGGGATAATGTTGTAAACATTTTTGAGGATTATTTACAAAAAATAATGACCGAAGACAGAGGTTTACCACACGAAGAACACATAATGTCCTTAATGAGGGTCAATCACAAAGAATTGTTTGAAACTAAAGAATTCGATATTTGGTGGTGTCCTGACTCTGGACCAAGAGATTTGGATATTTCATATTATCAAGATAAAAAAAGTTTTTATCGAATATTAGAAGAATTTAATAGAATTTATGAATAACGTAACATTTGTAACAGGACTTTGGAACATAAAACGAGATGAATTACAAGAAGGGTGGTCTCGTTCTTTCCAACACTATTTAGATAAATTCGAACAACTTTTACAAATCGATGCCAATCTAATTATTTTTGGTGATTCTGATTTGGAAAATTTTATTTGGCAAAGACGAGACAAATCGAAGACTCAATTTATTACTCGGAGTCAAGAATGGTTTAAAAGTAATTTCTACGATAGAATACAGCAAATAAGAACAAATCCTGATTGGTATAATCAATCAGGTTGGTTACCCGAATCAACTCAAGCAAGATTGGAAATGTATAATCCACTTGTGATGTCCAAAATGTTTTTACTGAATGATGCCAGAATTTTTGATTCTTTCGATTCTACCCATTTATTTTGGATTGACGCAGGAATTACAAACACCGTTCACCCAGGTTATTTTACTCACGACAAAATTCATCACAAATTTGATAAGTTGTTCAACAATTTTGGTTTCATTGCTTTTCCGTATAACGCTGAAAGAGAAATCCATGGGTTCAGTTACCCAAAGATAAATAACTACGCGGGAAATCACGTAAAGTTAGTTTGTCGTGGAGGAATTTTCGGAGGTAGAAAAGATGCAATTAATGACGTAAATGGTTTGTATTACAATGTGATGAATCAAACTTTGTCTGATGGTTTCATGGGAACTGAAGAATCTCTTTTCAGTATTTTGTTGTACCGACACCCCGACCTTTTTGATTATTACGAAATTGAATCTAACGGTTTGATTGGTAAATTTTGTGAGGATGTGAAAAACGGTACTCACAAAATCAAAAACACTGCAGGGAAAACCACTTATTCGGATTTGAACATCAACAACGCTGCTCTGTACGTAATTACATTTAATAGTCCCAATCAGTTTGAAACTTTAATTAAATCTATGGAAATCTACGATAAGAATTTCTTGGAAAGACCAAAGAAGTTTTTGTTGGACAACTCCTCTGATTTAACAACAACTGAAAGATATTTGGAATTATGTGAACAACATGGTTTCGAACACATCAAGAAAGATAACTTAGGTATTTGTGGTGGTAGACAATGGATTGCCGAACACGCCCAAGAAAACAAATTCGACTTCTATTGGTTTTTTGAAGACGACATGTTCTTTTACAATGGAGAGAACGAAACTTGTAAGAATGGTTTTATAAGACACATTCCCAATCTATACAACAAAGTCATCCAAATTGCTAAAGACCAATCCTTGGATTTCTTGAAGATGAATTTCACGGAATTTTATGGAGACAATGGAACTCAATGGTCTTGGTACAATGTACCTCAGAGTATTAGGGAAGAATATTGGCCCGAAAAACCAACACTACCCGTTCAGGGACTTGACCCAAATGCTCCAAGAACAAAGTTCACTGAAGTTCGTTCGTACAAAGGTTTGGCTTATGGTGTAGGTGAGGTTTATTATTGTAACTGGCCTCAAGTGGTAACACGTCACGGAAATGAAAAAATGTTCCTAACAACCAAATGGGATAGACCATTCGAACAAACTTGGATGAGTTACATTTATCAGGAAGGTAAAAAGGGTAATATCAAGTCCGCATTACTTTTTGCAACACCCACTGAACATGATAGATTTGAATTCTACGACGGAAAGTTAAGAAAAGAGTCCTAACAAAGTATTTATCTTTGTATGGAATTCTTTATTAGAAAAAACGCAACTTTACCTGTATTGAAGATGCAGGTTGTTCAGGACGGTAGGAGTAGTTATGGTGATACTATGGAGTTTTTGGAACTCTCAACCATTTTCTTTTCGATGACCGATGTGAAGACCGGAATTCCCAAAATTGTGGGAGCCCCTTGTTCTATTGTGAGTTTGATTCCCAATGAACCAGGTGCTCCCACTGAATATTATATCTATTATCAATTTACCTCAAGACAGACCGACACTCCAGGAAGATACCAAGGTCAGTTCCTAATTAAGAATAGTGGTTTACTCGGAACTCAATCAGGGAGTTTGATTGTTCCTATACGAGAAGAATTGTACATCAATATCGAAGATAGTTTTATTTCGGAACAAGCGTGTTGCTAGTTTGACAAGACCCCCACAGTCTTTTATATTTATCATTGAATGAGCAAGACAAACTCTACTTTGTGTAGAAGATAATGTGTCACTCGGAAAATTTTAAAATATGATTGACGAAGAAACTATCAAGTCATTCTTGGAGGGTAACGACCCTGAAGAATTTATCGTAGCCTGTGAATTTGACTACGCATCAGACTCCATTTATAAAATCAAAGAAATACCCGGTAAAGGAAAGGAGATTCGAAAAGATACCTTTACCCCCTTCTGTTGGGTTGGTGACCTTCGTAACATGGGATTTTATCAAAATTCCAAAGGGTTACAAAAAGAGGCAATGACCAAACACGGTATTGTTATCACCAAACTTGACACCCACGGTGATGAGAGAATGGAAAAAGGTTTAACCTTTATGGTTAAATCACTCAAGGGTTATCGTCATCTAATTCAATTTTTCCGTGAGGGTGGTGCAGACCCTTGGGGTGATAAGTTTCGAGACAAGATTCTTATTCTTCCCCCCGTTGAACAATACTTTATCTCAAAAGAAAAACGTCTCTTTAAAGGTTACGAAGATTACGATGACGTAACTCGATTGGTATATGACTTGGAGACCACTTCGTTAGAACCCAAAGATGGTAGAATCTTTATGATTGGTATTCGTACCAACAAGGGATTCAATAAGATTATCGAATGTATCAACGAAGAAGATGAGGTCAAGGGTATTGTCGAATTTTTCAACATCATCAATGAACTCAAACCAAGTATTATTGGGGGTTACAACTCAGCAAACTTCGACTGGTATTGGTTGTTCGAACGTTCCCGTATTTTGGGGATTGACATTAGAAAGGTCTGCAAGTCTCTGCACCCTCAACATTCTATTTCTCAGAAAAAGAACATGCTCAAACTTGCGAACGAAGTTGAGGATTTTATGCAGACTTCGATTTGGGGATATAATGTAATTGACATTATCCATGCTGTTAGACGTGCTCAAGCAATTAACTCATCAATTAAATCCGCAGGTCTTAAGTATATCTCTGAGTTCATCAATGCTAAGGAACCTGACCGAGTGTACATCAACCACGACAGTATTGGTAAGATGTATACCGAGAAACAAGAATATTGGTTGAATCTCAAAAACGGAGAATATCGTAAAAAGGGTGAGTTTTTGGATTTGGATGTAAAATTCCCTGACACATATCTTCTAACTAACGGAGCCGACATTGTGGAACGTTACCTTCAGGATGACTTGGAGGAAACTCTTAAAGTAGATAAAGAATTCAATCAGGGTTCGTTTCTTCTTGCCGCGATGATACCCACAACATACGAGAGGGTTTCTACAATGGGAACTGCAACTCTGTGGAAAATGTTGATGCTTGCTTGGAGTTACAAGAACAATCTTGCAATTCCAGCAAAACAAAGTAAGACAGACTTCGTAGGAGGTCTCTCACGACTCTTAAAGGTTGGATACTCAAAGGATGTCCTCAAACTTGACTTCTCGTCTCTATACCCCTCTATTCAACTCGTACACGATGTATTTCCTGCGTGTGATGTAACAGGTGCGATGAAAGGAATGCTCAAGTACTTCCGTGACACTCGTATCAAGTACAAACAACTCGCCGAAGAATATTATGAGATTGACAGGAAAAAATCCGAATCTTTTGGTAACAAACAACTTCCTATTAAAATCTTCATCAACTCCATGTTCGGTGCTCTATCCGCACCTCAAGTGTTTGCGTGGGGAGATATGTACATGGGGGAACAAATCACTTGTACTGGTCGTCAGTACCTTCGTCAGATGATTAAGTTCTTTATGGCTAAAGGTTACACCCCCCTTGTAATGGATACTGACGGTGTAAACTTTTCACTTCCTGAGGGTGCTAAATCTCGTACGTATGTAGGTCGTGGTTTAAACTGGAAGGTAAAAGCCGGTAAAGTATATGAAGGTGCGGAAGCGGATGTTGCAGAATACAACGACCTTTTTATGAGGGGGGAAATGGCGTTAGATACTGATGGTGTATGGCCATCGTGTATTAACCTCGCTCGGAAGAACTATGCGGTTATGGATTACAAGGGTAAGATTAAACTTACTGGTAACTCCATTAAATCGAAGAAACTACCCGGTTACATCGAGAAGTTCTTGGACAAAGGTATCAAGATGTTACTCGAGGGTAAGGGTAAGGAGTTTGTGGATTATTACTATGAATACTTGGAGAGAATTTACGACCATCAAATTCCCCTCGCTCAGATTGCCCAAAAAGCCAAGGTTAAACAGACCCTCGAGGATTACAAAGTCCGTTGTACTCAGACCACCAAAGCGGGTTCTTTGATGTCTCGTCAAGCACATATGGAACTTGCTATTGAACACAAAATGAATGTGAACTTGGGTGATATGATTATGTACGTCAACAATGGTGAGAAAGCATCTCACGGTGACGTACAGAAAGTACCTGCTAAGAAATACTCAGAGTTACAGAAGAAAAAACATTTTGAGAAAACTGGTGAAGTTCTTGTGGACATTCCTTCATATGTAAAACTGAATTGTTACATCTTGGATACCGATGAACTTGAAAAGAACCCTGATATGACGGGTGATTACAATGTTGCTCGTGCAATTACAACATTCAACAAACGTATTGAACCTTTGTTGATTTGTTTTAAAGATGAAATTCGTGAGGGTCTTCTTGTGAATAATCCTGAGGATATGGGGATTTTCACCGCTAGTCAGTGTGAACTTATCAATGGTTACCCGATGGGACCTGGTGACCAAGATGAGTTGGATGAAGTTATGACTATGTCAGACGGTGAGGTAAAATATTGGGAAAAACGAGGTCTTTCACCAAATTATATGTATGATTTGGCGGAAGAGGGTTGGGAGCGGTATATTTACCATTATGAAACTGAAAGACATAGTTAATCTCCAAGTCAACAATCCCGATGCGGATTTTTGGTTAATCCGTAAAGGAACTAAAAATATGGTCGGTAAACCTACTCGTGAGTTTTCACCTGAACATATTGGTGTTACTATCACTCGACCTGATTTAGTTCTGAATGATTTTCTTTTCTATCTTTTTGAATACTTCTCTAGCGTGGGAGCGTTCAGTTCTTTGGCTCAGGGAACCACAGGGATTAGAAGTATTAAAATCAAAGATTTAGGAGAAATTCCTATTACGACTGCTTGAGTCCATCAGAAGAGATAATGTACCAAACACCGGCACAGAATCTGAACTCAACACAAGCACCCTTGTCAATTAAGATTTCATCGTAATCTTCATCGATTTTTCCCACATCGGGAATTATCAAGACTTTGGTCATTGCTTTAATGACGGTGTGGTCCGTTGATATACTATCTAAACGAACTTTGGCTTGAGGTACTCCTCTAATTACAATACACGCTTCTCCGTGTGTTTCGTAAAATGGTTCTGAAACAACGGATGTTTCTGATGTTGTAATAACCTTTCCGTTAATTACTCTTTGCGATGGGGTATTTTTAATTACTGACATATTTTTTTATTTTGGTTCTACTCTTATCATCCACCTTGAAGAAAATCCTGCTTGGTCATTACTTGTTCTCAATTGTTCCAAAACGACACCCACAAAACTTGTTGAGTCTTTTTCTTTCGTGAGTTTACCCGACTTGTTAATTGAATAATCTGAGAAAAAAGAATAAAGAAAATCACCAACTTCTTTGATTTCATCCAAAAAAGTTTCGTATTCTATTCCATCGTAATCGTCACCATTAATTTCCATGAAAATATCGTACGAAAGAATTCCCCCTGTTTTTTCATAATCCAAAATAACACGAGGTCTTTTGAATTCACTAAAAGGTTTGTTTATATTCTTTAAGAAAAATTCAAACATCAAACCAAATTTATCTTCAACTTCACTCATATTATATTACGTAAATTTGACGTGGCATGGCCCTAAATCTCATTTGTTTATTCAAATTCTCAGCAAGAAGTGCTTCTTTTTCCATTTGTTTTTCAGGACGAAGTCTTTCTAATCTCAATTTCAATTCCTCCTCTAACTTAGATTTTTCATCTTTTGACTCGGTAGCCAAAGATTGATAATCCATCTGTAATTCTGAGTCAGGTGTTTTGAGGTTTCCTGAAAACTTACCTCTGACTCTTGATAAAGTTTCTTTAGCGTAAGCGGTGAACCACTTCCTAACCCATTGTTGTGCGGGAGTGTTCAAATCTTCCCAACTTAATTCCTCAATAGGGACATCGGAAGGGAGTTTTATAATATCAGGATTGTCTTTCAGACATTGTGCTCTACTATCTCCATCGGTATCATAGTACCAGTACCAAACCGCTTTACCGGTATACTGTGAATAATTACTGAACGAGAAATTCGAACCAGGTGCGTTGTATAAAGTGATTAGTTTTTTACCATCGGGAAGACCAGTTATTTTATAGGTCAAAGCACCCCCTAATATGCGGTTGAGAATATTAGCTTCTTGTGCACGAATAAGGTAATCAAATCCGCTCATCATAAAATAACCACCAGCAGTTCCGATTTGAGCGTATCCCGCTTGGTTAGCACCCAAACCCAAACCACCGAAACCATAGTCAGTTGTCCCCCAAAGAGCTAAGTTTTGAAATGGTTGGTTCGAAAACCATAACAACTCGTTGACTTCTCTTCCTGCAGGAATTTCATATGATTGTGTATCTGCACTTAAAATAAAATAATCTTTCTTAATTACGTATGGTCCTGTAGTTTGGAGTCCAACGATTTTGGAATATGCATAAGTGAACTGGTCCTCTAAGTTAAATGTTCTTGTAACTAAAGCACGAGCAACAGACTTTTCTTTCATATTGAGATTGACCAAATTGACCCAATTTGATTCAATTAACCAATCTAAAGTATATTGCTCATAGTCCTGAATGGATAACTCCATTAAGGAATCAAGCATTTCATCTTCGAGTTCTACTGCTCGAAGTGGGGCACCTAATTGGTGACGAAGTCTGGTATAGATTCTACTTCTTTCGGGTTCAGGTATTACAGCCATACCTATAAATACCGCGATTATCTCAAATCGTATATCAGACTCTTTTTGTCAAAAACGTAGTTTCCCTTTTCGATTTCACATTTGTTTTCAAAAACAACGACCTTACTCCCTTTTACAAAGACCATCCAATCAACATTGTATTTTGCAACCTCACCCGTTTTGGTCATAATTAAACGACCATCTTGTTCCAAGATTTCGTCGTAACCTTTAACCTGTGCAGTACGTTTACCGTTTTCGGTGATAACCTCCATGTCGATTTTTTGTACCGCGTCTTTGGTTTTTCCCGCTCCTGCGGTTACTGAGACTTTGAAATTCGGTAGGCTCTCCATGATTCGGTTCTTTGCCGTAAGTTCTCTACGAGTCCCAATATTATCTTTTTCTTTCAAAGTATTCATTATGGAATGAAAGGTTTGTGAATTGGGGTCGAAAATTCTATTACTGAATTGCTCGATGTAATTACACATTCTCTTCATCTCTTGAACTTGGTCATCGTAACTTTTACCTTGAAAAACAATTGGTTTTTCACCCATAGATTTGGTGATAACTCTGTTGAGGTCACGGACCATAATACAAAAAACCGAATAGTTTGTGTTCAAGTAGTTGATGACACTGCGACCTGGTTTTTCTAAATCATATACCCCAGGTATTTCACCATTTTCTCTTTTGTTGTGGTATTTGTCACGAAACAATCTCTTGAGAATGTCGTTGATGGTGTTTTTGTATTGGGTTCTTGCTCGGGTGTTTGTGTTAAACAACTCCCGATAGATTTCCACTTCGTTTCTTGGGCACGCCTCTGATTTTGTCTCCATAAGTAATTTACCCATTTCTTGTGATTCTAATAATTTGGTCTCAGTCTTAAGTAAAAACATATCTTCCACAAAGTCCCAATTGACAACAGTCCAAAAGTTGTTGATGTACTCATCTCTTTTGTTTCGGTATTTGAGGTAATATGCATGTTCCCACAAATCTAAGCCTAAAAGTGGATATCCGCCGCCTTCAATTACATTCATTAATGGATTATCTTGGTTGGGGGTAGACATAATCTTTAGTGTCCCTTTGTTGGTTAACACTAACCATACCCAACCTGAGCCGAATCTTTGTTTAGCAACTTCTTCAAATTGTTTTTTGAATTTTTCAAAAGTTCCGAAGTCCTTTTTGATTTTTGTCATCAAGTTTTTACCCACTCTTTGTGGTTTGGGTGACAACATGTTCCAAAAAAGTGCATGGTTGAAAGCACCACCAGCATTGTCCCTTACTCCCTTAGGATATCTTGATATGTTCCTTACGATTCTTTCCAAATCGTGGTCACCCTTTCTTTTGGATAATAGGTTGTTGAGTTTATCTACGTAACCTTTGTAGTGTTTGTTATAGTGAACATCCATTGTCTCGGAATCAATAAACCTCTTTACCGCTGAGTAACTGTAGGGTAGTTTTTCAATTCCGATTTTTTTTCCTTCTTTTAAAATTTCTTTGGCTTGTTCTCTTTTCTTTTCGTGGAGAATTTGATTTTCTATTTTCTCTACTTGTTCTTGTATATGTTGCATTGTCCTTAATATTTTTCTATAAATAATAGAAACTTACCGATTATCTCCTTTGATTGATACTGTTTAAAATTTCTTCAACAATATTTGTTTCATCGGGTGTGTCACCCATGACTGTGGCAATAATTCTTTTTTTGTTGTTTAATATGTCGTAAATAATACCCTCGATTGTGTTTTCAAAAATTGGGTAGTAGACCAAAACATTATTTTTTTGTCCGTATCTGTACGCACGGTCTTCAGACTGGCTATGGTCTGAGGGTAGGAACGACAGGTCGTTCATAATAACAGCTTCCGCGGCGGTGAGGGTGATTCCAACACCAGCGGCTTTTATGTTACCCACGAAAACTTTTACTTTTTCATCCTCTTGGAAACGGTCGACAGCATCTTGTCTTTGGATTTTACTCATTGAACCATCCAACCGAACTGCACTTTTTCCAAAGTGATTACAGATGACCTCAAGTGATTTTGTGAAATTGCAGAAGATAATAACCTTTTTTCCTTGCTCCACAATGTTTTCCGCAAGTTCAATTGTGTGTTGTGTCTTTTCATCCGCAATCACCTGTCGAACTTGAGTTAGTTTTGTAAATTGAATTGAAAGGTTTTTACTTTCATCGGGGTTCTTGTCGTACCAATTGTAGTAATCACCCATGACCTCTTCGTACATTTTTGAACGAAGTCTAAGGTAAACAGGAGTGATAATTTTGTCGGGTAAATCCAAAACATCTTCTTTCAATCTTCTCAGAACTGTAGCCGAGGTTCTGTCTCTTAGTTCCTCTAAATTGGAAGCACCCATCACGTTCCAAACTTTTCTTGGTCCCACTTTGAACTGATATCCCGCACAATATCTAACAACATACGCCATCCAATTTTTCGCGACAGGGGAATCCACAAGGGATAAAAGGTTAAAGTAATTAATCGGTCGAGATGTCATAGGGGTTCCTGTGAGTAACCACAATCTTTCAATGTCTCTAACCAAGTCGTTAATTAGTTTTGTTCTTTGTGCCTGAACGTTTTGAATATAGTGTGCCTCGTCGATGATTACCAAATCAAACTTTGAGTTCAAGATGATTGAGTTTTTTCTGTCTTTTGAATCGTGGAAGTTTTTGATAATGTCATAGTTCATGATGACAATCTCAGCGTCCTCCGAATAATTTTTTCCTTCGCAAACATAACTGATTTTTTCACTGTAGAGTTGGTATTCTCTTTGCCAGTTAATTTTCAGAGATGCGGGACAAATGATTAGGATTTTCTTAGCCCCCGTTTCTAAGGACGCAATTATAGTGGAGGTTGTTTTCCCCAAACCCATATCATCCGCCAAGATATACTTTTTGTTTTTGAGGAGTTCTTCGATGGCAATCTTTTGGTGGTCCAATGGTGGACGATGTGAATACTTCGAGTAATCCACTTCTTTAATTTCAACCTTATTGTCCTTAATGATTGCCGCTTTGGGAATCCACATGTCAGATAGTTGGTCCCCCTCGTTAAACTTACCCCAAATGTGATATGCTTTGTCCTTCTCAGAGAGAAGTTTTTCAATCCACATCCTTTCGGGTATGGTCATCAAAAATCTTTCGTCGGCAATTTTGTTGGCAAAATAAGAATCCAAAACCACCCACTTTTTAGCAACAAGGGGGTTTTTATCGTGATTGTTTAAAATATATTCAGACTGACTACGCGTGGGATAAAATTTGGAATTTTTCTCTAACTTGAGTTTTAATCCCAAAATATAATTGTTAGCCCCTTGATAGTTCTCTAAAATAGAGATGGCTTTGGATTCTATAGTTGTTCCAACCGACATTATTTAATTTCAATATCCGAACGCCCGTCTGACCAGTAATTTTCATCACCGTACCAAACAAAAATTTCCTCACCTGGTTTAATATCAGTCAGGGCACGAAAATAGAAAGTACCATTTTCCATGTTGTTTTCCCAATCTGCGTTTGGTGTATCGGAATGGTTGTAGTAGGATGCATAACCCATCGCAACAACGTGTTGGTACCAACCGATACCTTTTGGCCAAGCAAAACGGTGATTCATAAACAAACCACTTGTCTGACCAGGTTCAATTGGTAAAACCATCAGTGGACATTCCTCGATGATTTCTCCTTTCTTAATTTTCTTGGTAGCGAACACACCCAATCCGTGTATGTCACTTGATTTGACCGTAATCTTGGTGGGTAAGATAAGTTCCATAGTTTTTTTTATTTAAAATATAACTTAAAAACAGGTATTTATCAATATATTCATTATGGCAGAGAAGTTAGTTCCAATTACAAGGTTAGGAAAGTTCTTCGGTGGTGAGGACTACAGTTTGGATATCTCCATGGGTCAAGAATGGCTCGAGGGTGATATGAACTTTACTGTGGTATTATATCGTATCGACAGATACCGCACTCGTATTGATGACGTTTACGGTGAATCCCCCGAAGGAGGAATTCAGTTCTTGGCTCCTGTGGAACTCAAGGGTTACGTACAAATCTTGGGTCCAACAGCTCAACGTCTCGGTACTTCAAGAGTGGAACAAAACGAACCTGGTAACATGAGGTTCTCTGTCTACCAAGCATACCTTGAAGAATTGGGGGTTGATATTCAATACGGAGATTACCTCGGATATTATGAGTCTGAAAGTAAGGTTAGATACTACACCGTTTCAGATGATGGTCGTGTCGTGTCAGACAATAAACATACTTATGGTGGTTACAAACCGTTCTACAGAACAATTATTGCAACACCAACAAGTCAGAACGAATTCTTTGGTACCTAATGGCACTTCCTAAAAATCCCATATTCAAGAAACAAATCAAAATGGATATTGATTTGGTTCCTCCCAAAACTTTGTCGGCGAGAAGACACCAATTACTTGAGTTTATTAATGAGGATGGAACTTACCTTCCTCAGAGTGTACTTCATGCCGATTTAGATGGGGGAATGCTTGAGTTTGTAAAGAACGAATTAAAAACGACCGTATCAGGAAAGGATATTAATGTTATTGATAAAATCATAACCAACCAAAGGTGGTCTCAATTCACTGAAACTTGGAATTTCAAGGACGATGATTTCAACGTTCAACTTCCTTTCATTACCTTAGTCCGTCAACCTGAGGTAAAGTATGGAACCAACCCCTCAACTCAGTATACAATTCCCGTTAGAAAACAATTTTATTACGCCACAGTCCCCACTTGGAATGGTAATCAAAAAGGGTACGACGTTTATACTATTCCTCAACCAGTACCTGTGGATATAAATTACAGTGTAAAAATTATCTGTAACCGAATGAGAGAGTTAAACACATTCAACAAAAATGTTTTACAAACTTTTTCATCAAGACAAGCCTACACGTTCATCAAAGGACAGTATGTTCCAATTATTATGAACAACATTTCAGATGAATCTGTAATTGATGTTGAGAGGAGAAACTACTACATCCAAAGTTATGATTTCACCATGTTGGGGTATCTTATTGACGAGGAGGAATTTGAAGTCAAACCAGCAATTTCTCGAGTAGTCCAACTTTTCGAAGTTGATACACAAGTCCCAAAAGGGTTAAGAGCACAAACAATTCCTTCTAATCCTGATGAATTCGAGTACCGCCTTTTTTATACTTCAGGTAATACTTCTTTAGTTGATGACCAAGTAGATTATCGAGTTAATCTTTCTTTTATCTCATCATCAAATGTAAACACATATGATGTTTACATTAATGGTGACTATTACGGACAGAATGTATCTGTAATACAACTGAACACCGGTGACATTTTTAGAGTCGATATCACTAAAACAAATGTTGGTGAAGAGGCTTTGATTCTATTTGAATCTAAGTTAGTTTAACTACTCCCCGTAGATATCTTTAGTTTCTTTACAATTGTCCAAAATAAGTTTTTCTAAAAACTTATACATCTTCAAACCATTTTTTTCACAATGTTTTTTTAGTACCTCATGGGTACTTTCGGATATTTTAAGGTTTTTGATTGTTTTAGGACTTTTTTTCACAAGGCAGAAAAAAGGTAGAAAAAAAACATACCCTTTAATAATACATATTCAAAAGTCAAGTTTTTTCGTTTTAAATCAAATATTTATCTAATAAAATAAAACCGAATAAGAAAAATTTAAAAAATGTTTTTTCAAGTAACATCACAAGCAAATCAGAAAGTTTTTGTTTCTCCCGGAGTCTATACATCGGAAACTGACTTATCATTTGTTGCTCAAAGTGTGGGTGTAACCACATTAGGTTTGGTCGGGGAGACTTTAAGAGGTCCCGCTTTCGAGCCAATCTTCGTAACAAATTTCAATGAGTTTCAGACATTTTTCGGGGGAACGATACCTGAAAAATTTATTGGAACACAAATTCCAAAATATGAAGCCGCTTATATTGCTAAAGCGTATCTTCAACAATCTAACCAACTTTTTGTAACCCGTATTTTAGGTTTATCGGGTTATGATGCAGGGCCTTCTTGGTCATTACAAGCGGTGGCTAACGTTGACGGTCAAACTGTTGGTATTAATTCTTCAATTGCAACCGTACCATTCTCAGTAACTTTCACAGGATACACGTCGGGTACTACCCTTACTTTATCATCTGGTTTACCCGCGATTTTATCTAATTCATTGAGTACTTCTTACTCGTTAATTGATGGTTCAACATCAACTTACAATGCGGATTTATTCAACTTTATGATTAGCATTTCCGCAAACACAACAGTGTCAGCAACCACAGCAAACGTATATGGTTCTATTCCGACTACCGATTATGACTCTTTGAACTCATCTTATGGTATTTTATCAAACGAATTTGGTTGTGATAATTTGAGTTTAGATTTTGCAGACTTGACTGATGGTGATAACGACCCTTGGTACTACGCGACTTTCGATGTAACCACATCTAATTCTTATTCGGGTTATTCTTGGTACTACAGTGTTACTAATTTCGTAACTGGTGCTACAGGAAGTTTCACAGGAACTTTATCAGGTAACTTGTACACATATTCGGGAACTGCATATTCAGAGTGGAATAACCTGATTCTTGCAACAATACGTTCACGTGGTATCTCAATCTATGATGCAGACGACCATGGACCTCAATACCAAGTTACTGGTTTGACAGATTTGAATTTAGTATGTACTGGGGCTTACTCGGGAATTTCACAAAGTCCTTTCGCAACATTCCAATTAAGTGGTGTAACCTTCGAAGGAAAAACATTCTCATTCGATACATCATTCAACTCAACAAACTCGAATTACATTACAAAAGTTTTAGGGGTCACTAATTTCTCTAAACCAAGACAAGATGTTCCAATTTATGTTGAGGAATCTTATTTGGGAATGCTTAATTATGGTTTCAATAAAGGGTATGTCAGAGGAGTCAAATGTGATTTGATTGCACTTCCCGGAGCAAGGGATAAGAGTTCGACTACTTCAATCGGATGGTATTTAGAACAATATCAAACACCAAAGACACCATTCTTTGTATCTGAACTTAGAGGTAACACTGTATATGAACTATTCAGATTTGTTGCAATCTCTGATGGAAACGCGGCTAACACTCAAGTCAAAATTTCTATTGCTAACATTTCATTCAATAACTTAACCTTTGATGTTCAAGTAAGAGACTTTTTTGATACGGATGCAAATCCTGTTGTTTACGAGAAGTTCACTAACTGTACTATGGACCCAAGTTCAAATAGTTTTGTTGCTAAAAAGATTGGTTCTTCGGATGGTGAGTATCCATTGAATTCTGCATACGTTATGGTGGAACTTTCTGATGAATATCCGATAGATGCACTTCCTTGTGGTTTTTATGGTTTGGAAGAAAGAGTTTACGAAAGTGCTACAAATCCATCACCTTTCCCAATTATAAAGAACAAATACTACTTCCCAGGTGAAACAGTATTTGACCCACCATTTGGAACAACTGCTGGTGGAAGTAACATTGTAACCTCTTCAGGTGACATTGTTAGAAGAACATACTTAGGTATTTCAACACAATTCGGAATCGATAGTGATTTGTTACAATACAAAGGAAAGAAAAATCCTGTTGTTGGTTGGGATTTGGCAACAAATTCAGAACCTTGGAATTATCAAACTAAAGGTTTCCATATGGATTCAGGAGCAACTATTATTACCATTGCAAATTCACAAGTGACTAGTGGTACACCGGCATTCGTATGTGGTGTTGCTAGTTTCGATGACGAACCAACCTCACAAGACAATCCATATTACTTCCTTTACTCAAGAAAATTCACTTGTGTTTTCCAAGGAGGATTCGATGGTTGGGACATCTATAGAGAATTCAGAACTAACCAAGACAGATTTGCACTTGGGGCATCAGGTTACCTTCAAGGCGCAACACCGACCCAAAGATATCCTAACGCATCTGGTGACGGCACATTCAAACGTATTGTCGTAGGTGATAACACCCAAGATTTTGCTAACACCGATTACTACGCTTACCTGTTGGGACAGTTGTCATTTGCAAATCCTGAATCAACCAACATTAATGTTTTTGCAACTCCAGGAATTGATTACGTAAATAACTCAAACCTTTGTGAATTAGCAATCGGTATGATTGAAAATGAAAGGTCTGACTCTGTTTATATCGTAACAAGTCCTGATTACAATATGTACACTGCGGATGGTAGTTCTCAGTTTGAAATTATTTACCCTCAAGAGGCGGTAGATAATCTTGACCAAACAGGTATTGATTCATCCTATACCGCAACTTACTACCCTTGGATTTTGGAAAGAGACACGGTAAATAACACTCAACTTTACATACCACCTACAGGTCAGGTTTGTAGAAACTTAGCGTTAACCGATAACATTTCCTTCCCTTGGTTCGCATCCGCGGGTTACACAAGAGGTCTGGTAAACTCAGTCAAAGCAAGATTGAAATTAACTCAAGAAGACAGGGATACTTTGTATCAAGGTAGAATCAACCCAATTGCTACGTTCTCTGATGTGGGTACTGTTATTTGGGGTAACAAAACTCTTCAAGTACGAGATACGGCACTCAACCGTTTGAATGTAAGAAGATTGTTATTACAAGCAAGAAAGTTGATTTCCGCGGTCGCAGTTAGATTGTTGTTCGAACAAAACGACGAGATTGTAAGACAGCAATTCTTAGACTCGGTAAACCCAATCTTGGACGCAATCAGAAGAGACCGTGGTTTGTATGACTTTAGAGTTACGGTAGCATCAACACCTGAAGATTTGGATAGAAACACTCTTACAGGTAAGATTTACCTCAAACCAACGAAGGCTCTCGAATTCATTGATATTGAATTCTTGATTACACCAACTGGTGCATCTTTCGAAAATATTTAATATATTTGGGGTGGGAAAACAATTTCCCACCCTTTTTTTGCCTAATTGAAAATGAAAACTAAACCGACTGAAGTCTTTAAAAGTGGAACTCCCGACCTCAAATACTATGCTTTTGATTGGGATGACAACTTAGTACACATGCCCACCAAAATCATTTTGTTAAATGATAAGGGAGATGAGGTAGAAATGTCAACTGAGGACTTTGCAACTTTTAGAGATAAAATCGGAATCGAAGACTTTGATTACGACGGTAAAACTGTTGTGGATTATGCGGATAATCCTTTTCGCTTTTTTGGTGTAGATGGTGACGAACAGTTTTTAATTGACTCTCTGAATGCAGAATTGGGTCCTGCGTGGAAAGATTTTAAGGAATCAATAAACAATGGTTCTATTTTTGCAATTATTACTGCACGAGGTCACAATCCAAACACCATTAAAGAGGCGGTTTACAACTACATCAATCAAGAGTTTGGTGGTATTTCAAAAAGTGAACTTATCAAAAACCTCAAAAAATACCGAGACTTTGTCAACGAGGAAAATATGACCGATGAAGAATTAATTCGTTCGTATTTGGAACTCAACCGTTATAACCCCGTAAGTTTTGGTGACCAAGACAATGCCGTGTCTCCCGAGGAGGCGAAGGTCAAAGCGATGTCAGATTTTGTAAATTATGTAAAATCTATGGCAGCGCTCTTACATAAGCAAGCATTTCTTAAAAAAGGAATTGCAAATAAATTTATACCTGGTAAAGCAACTATTGGATTCTCAGATGATGATGAAAAGAATGTAGAAAAGATTAAGAACTACTTTAAATCAATCA